ACAGGTATATATGATAAAATAGGTATACCTATCACATTTGATTATCATCACCATTGGTGTCATCCTGGAGAATTAACACAGGAAGAAGCACTTAAACTGGCATCTACGACATGGCCTAATGGTATCAAACAACTAGTACATTTTTCTTCATGTCAACAAATCCATGAAAATTCTGAACAAACTAACAAGAGAGCACATTCAGATTACATATATGAATTCATAGAAGACTACGGATTAAATTTGGATATTGAATTAGAAGCTAAAGCAAAAGAATTAGCCCTTCAAAAATACGTGAAACAATATAAAATATATTAATATAACTAGTATAAAATAAAAATATTTATGAAAGGAATTTTAAACAGAATTAAAAAGTTTAGGAATATTCTTAATCAAAGACAACTTGGTATACAGAGTACACTCTTTTTAGTCTTTGCAATAACATCGTTCTTTTTGGACAATTCAAATAATTTTTGGATGTTTATTATATGTTCGATCTTATTTTCAGGACTACAAAGAATAGTTGACGAATTAGAAAGTAATAATAAAAAAAAGTAAATTATGAGTTTAAAAGTAGACGCGCTTAGAGCAAAGTACGTAGCGATGAGATTAGAAGCTGTCGCAACATTAGAAATTTATTCTAAAAATGCAGTAGGAATTGGTGAACACCCTCAGGTAATTGAAGAGATGGACAAATTAGTTAGAGTTGTCGCAGATGTCACTGGATATCTAGAAGCACTAGATGCTATATTTGTTACAACAGATGATGGAGCAATTGTAGGTGAAACAGGACCACTTAACGAGTAACATTCTTAACCAACTTAACCACTAAAATGGGATGAAGAAATTCATCCCATTTTTTTATGATATATAATTCATATGAAACATTTAAAAACATTTGGTGACTTTCTAGTTGAAGGAAGATCAGCATACGATGGATTAGCATCTAAACTTACTAAAGCAATATTTAACAAATGGGTTAAATCTTATAAAGGCGGGAACGATGCTATTAATTACGCAGATCAAATAGAAGAAAGAGGCTTAGAATTTGATATTGAAGCTACTATTCATATTGATAAAAAGTTTAAGGGATTTGAAGTTATTGATTCAACTGGGGCAGATGGTAGAGACGATGACGATGACGGTGATTTTCAAACACCATTTATTAATATAGATTTTGGAATAAATCCAGAGTGGATTCCTGGTGAATGGTCAGAAGTTTATTTTCATTTAGCAGATGTTGTCCGCCATGAAATGGAACACATTACACAAGACGGTATCGATCACGGTAATTATAGAAAGGGCAAACCTAATGAGGATGATAGTGAATTAAGAGCTTATATAAAAATGGGACTTTTACCAAAATCACAATATCTTATGTTACCTAAAGAAGTAGATGCTAATTTACAGGGACTTAGGTTTGAAGCTAAGAAAAGAAAGAAATCAATGATCGACACTGTTAACAAATATCTGGACACTCAAGAACAAGGCGGAACTATTAACGGTGAAGAACGAGAAATTGTGTTAGATTTATGGAGACGAAGAGCTGAAAAAATAGGAGGTATACCTAAATTTTAACATGAAGCATATTAAATTATTTGAAGAATTTACGGCCAATCAAGTTACGTGTGATAATTGTGGATGGTCTTGGGAAATAGAAGACGGTGGAGATGATGTGTTCCTTTGTCATAAATGCGAACATGATAATGACAATGTGATCGGAGAAGAATATGTTTTACAAGATTTAGAAAAGGAATTAGGAATTTCTTTGGATTTATGGGACAATGGAGAGTATTTAACCTTGAGTAGAATAGTAATATCTAAAGAGCATCGAGGTTCTGGAATAGGAACAGATGCAATGGCAAGGATTATAGACTTTGCAGATAAATATAGTAAAGATATAAGATTAACTCCATCTAAGGATTTCGGTGCAACTTCGGTTGCAAGATTACAAAAGTTCTATAAAGGATTTGATTTCGTAAAAAATAAGGATTATAAATATAAGGACACTATGGTTCGATACGCCAAATAATTATGAAATATATTAAAATATTCGAGGATTTTATTAAAGAGTCCGTTTCAGAAGATTCATACAATGATTACCCTAGCGCTGCTAAAAAAAATGCACAATTGGCTATTGATTGGAAAGAAAAGTACGGCAGAGACGAAGTTGAAGCTGGAACTGCAGTTGGCTGGGCAAGAGCACACCAATTAGCTAAAGGTGAAAACTTATCAGGTGATACTGTTAAAAGAATGGCATCATTCAATAGACATCGTAAAAATTCTACAATTGCTTCAGAATTCAAAGACACTCCATGGAAAGATAAAGGTTATGTGTCATGGTTAATTTGGGGTGGAGATGAAGGTGTTGATTGGGCATTAGAAAAATCAAAATCATTATCTGAATCATTATCAATGTTTGGTCAATTTTTAAATGAAAAGAAAAAGAGTAAACCCAAAACAGATAAACAAAAGATAAAAGATCTTACTAAGAAACAGAAGAAGTTGTCTGATAAAAACAAGGACATAGTAGATAAAATTAATAAATTGGGTAAAGATGATGAAAAAGATCCTACTGATAAATTACAAAGTTTATTATTAAAATCTCAATTGCAACAAACGGCAGCAGACGGTATGAAAGCCGCAGTTCAAAAACAACAGATAACATTAAAGTCTAAATTAAAAACAGTTAAAAAAAGAAGTAAAGTATAAATCAATATGAAATTTATAAAAGCATTTGAAAACTGGAACGATAAGCGAAAAGGTCCACATCCGTATGACAGAGGTTTAACTAAGAAAGAGGAAGAAGAAAAGGAAGATCAAATGAAGGATCAGGCTAAAATGGACAATGATGATCCTGATGCATATAAAGAAATGCCTGGAGATAAAGAAGCTAGGGAAAAAGGTGAAGTAAAAACATCTAAGCATGTAAAATCCTATCACGAATTATATGGAGATGAGACTGATGAATCATTAAGCGAAAGTGAAGATGGACCAATCGATGACGACAAAGTTGAGACCGCACTTAAAAAGAAAGAGAAAGAAACAGGTGTACCTTTAAAATTCTTAAGAACTATAATGAGAAGAGGTATGGCCGCTTGGAAAACTGGACACAGGCCGGGCACTGGAGTTCACCAATGGGGTTACGCGAGAGTTAATTCTTTTTTGACAAAACAAGAAGGTACATGGGGCGGAGCTGATAAAGATATTGCTAAAGAAGTCAGAGACGGTGGTCATGATTCAGATCTAAAGAGTTCATAATAAACAGCCAAATTATTTTACAGAATGGAATTAAAAAAGACGGCTTTTTATAAAGCTACACTGGAGTGGAGTGAAAAATTTAGAAAACTTTTACGATCCAGGCCATATAATTTTTGGCGAAGATATATGTTTGACGTGAATAGACATGTAGATAAAATCTATATGTTACATCTGCCGCATCATATTAATAGAATGGTGAATATTGAAAAAAATCTATCTTTAATAAGAACACCAACTGGAACTCTCTTAGATCATGTGACATTGTGGGCAGGTTTTTATAAGAAAACAAAATGGGATCATAAACTACATGAACCAGAATATTCATTAGAATATGCATGGAAATTACAACCCTCTCCCGAATTAGAAGAAAATCTAGGTAGATTACTATCTAAACATGAACGAGAAACCTTTAAAATAACATGTTCTTTGCCAGAAAGTAATATTGCTCTTGGACATTTAAGTATTCTACAAGATATTGTTGATAACAATCACGGACATGCACTGATATTGGAAGACGATATTAGAATCTGTGATGGTTTTTCTTTCCTAATAACACGTGCAATGAATGAGTTACCAGAAGATTGGGATATTTTGTATGTATCATACCAACCTGTTATGTATGATTTTAAAAGTGAACCATATTCTGAGGATCTAGTTAAAATACAAAGAGGCGTTTGGTGGATGTCAGGTGTATTTGTTAGTCAACGCGCTGCTAAAAAACTATTAAGCAATTTACCAGTCATTGGGCCTATAGATGTATGGATTAATTATCATTTTGATGATCTGAATGTATTTGGCACAAAGTATAATTATATTAGTCAAAACAAAACAATAGATTCTAATAATGAACACTCTTATCCTGTTGCTTTAAAAAATATGAAAATAAACAAGGATATATAATAAAAGATTATAAAAAAATAAATTATCATGGATAAGAAAATATTATCATTTGAAGAGTATGCAGCTAATAAGAAATTAGACACAACTGATGACGTAGAATTAACAGAAGTTGAAGAGACTGAAGACGAAGAAGTTGAAGAGACTGAAGACGAAGAAGTTGAAGAGACTGAAGACGAAGAAGTTGAAGAGACTGAAGACGAAGAAGTTGAAGAGACTGAAGATGAGGATTCTGACGAAGATGAGGATTCTGACGAAGATGAGAACGTAATAGAATCATGTTCTGAACAACTAAAGAAATGTTATGAGTCTGCTATCAAAGAAGCATGTACTTATGAAGGTGATGATTATCCTGATCATACATTGGAATCTTATTTAAAAGAAAATGCAACCTTAGTAGCTTCATTAGCGGCTGAAATGCTAGAACAAGCACATGCAGAACTTGAAAAAGATGATCTTACCGTTGAAACATATGAGAGTTTATTAAATTCCATGAAAGATTCTTACAATAAGAAAATAGAAGAATTAAAAGAAACTTGGAGTTCTAAGTAATGTAATTTGAGTATCATCGAATTAAACTTTTTAAAAGGTTCATGTATAATACATGGACCTTTTTTATTTAAGAGATATTATGCCTAGAATACCAGTAGATTTAATTTATATGCAAATGGCTTATCAAATAGCCAAACTATCATACGCCAAAAGACGTCGAGTGGGATGTGTTATCGTCAAAGATACGCAGATTATATCTACGGGCTATAATGGAACTCCATATAATTTCGACAATGATTGTGAAGAAATACAAACCAGATATGTTGACAATCCAGACCATATGTTAATACTAACAGAAAAGGGATATGATTGTGACAGAGGCTGCTGTTCTAAAGAAGTAACTAAACGTGAAGTATTACACGCAGAATCCAATGCATTGGCAAAAATCAGTAAGTCTACACTTTCATCTGAAGGTGCAGATCTTTATACTACTACGTGTCCATGTTTTGATTGTGCAAAGTTAATCATTCAATCAGGTATCAAGAGAGTTTATTTCTCTGAAGATTATAGAGATATGAGTGGTGTTGAATTATTAAAAAGTGCAGGAATCGAAGTAAAAGAAGTTATATGTTGGAACGCGGAATAGATGAAATTATAGATAGTGCACTGAACGGCAATTCGTTTGGTGAAGATTTTAAATTCCGAAAGGGACAACGAGAAATTATTACAAAGATATGTGAAACTTATTTAGAGGATCCTAAATCAACCTTAGTAATTGATGCACCAACAGGCGCCGGTAAATCACTGATTGCTATGTGGTCTGCTCATATACTAAAAGAATTAGGTAATAAGGGCTACATGGTAACTAGTGACCTGAGTCTTCAGGATCAATATGAGTCTGACTTCTATAAATATGGTTTGAGATGGCCATCAATTAAAGGTGTAGATAATTATGAATGTTCTGTTAATGGTTTACCTTTTTCTCTTGGAGATTGTAAACTTAAAGGTATGGGATATGAACAAGCTGAACAATTAGATTGTTATAGTACATGTGATTATTTACAAAACAGAAAAAGAGCAATCAATTACCCTATTTCATTATTGAATTATTCGTTTTGGTTAATTCAAAGAAATTATGTCGATGCTAAAATGAGACAAGACGATCGTACTGTTCCATTTGAACAGAGAAACTTTGTTTTCTTTGATGAAGCACATAGAATAGATGACATAGTACAGAGTCATTTTAGTCCTCGAATAGATCCAACCGTAGTTGATAAAATGGTAACTTTAAATAGATTCGCCAGTAAACAAGGGTTTCAAGAAGCTACGTATACTAAAAATAAAATACAACATCTTGTAAATCAAATGATGGTTGGAGGAAAGGCAGATGTTTTTTCTGCCATGGTAGAATTTGAAAGAATTTTGCATGGTTTTGGTAAAGTTAGGCAAGCTGCAAACAAAATAGCAAAAAAAAGATATGGAAGTGCAGGTGTTCCAAAAGATTGGCAAACTTCATTTGGACATTTCGATAGGCTCAAGGATATACATTGTAAATTTGAAGATTATTTACGTTTAATAAAAGAGGTCGGTGTTGATAAAATGGTATTGGATCAAAACGAATATGAAGCTAAATTCATGTGTGTCGAAGAAAGTCTAATGATCAATAAGTATTTACATGAAAAGGCAGACTTTAAAGTTTTTATGAGTGCAACAATAGGTGATCCAAAGGCTTTTGTTAAAATAATGGGAATTAAGAATGCTAAGTTCATTAGAATGGAGAACGCGTTCAATTATGACAAATCTCCTATAGTATTTGTTAATAGACATAAGCTTTCTTTCAGAGAAAGAGAAAAGAGCTTACCTAAAGTTGTAGAAATATTAGATCAGATTATAAGTAAACATAAAGGGCAGCGCGGAGTTATACACACTGGATCTTATGCATTTACTAATTTTATAAAACAAAACTCAAAACATACGTTTAGGCTCATGGATTATGAAAACTCCAAAGAGAAATCTGTAATGTTAGATTTGTTTAAAAAGAAAGAAGCTGCTGTATTGATGGGACCGTCGTTATTAGAAGGTTTAGATTTAAAGGATGATATAAGTAGATTTCAAATATTCTTTAAAGTTCCATACCCATCATTAGGTGATCCTTTAATTAAAGCTAAAATGCAAACGTCAAATGAATGGTATGATTGGAAAACGGGAATCAGTATTATGCAAGGTGTTGGAAGATCTGTAAGAAGTGAAAATGATTGGGCAGTGACATATGTGTTAGATGCGTGTTTCAGGAGTTTGATATATAAACCAGGATTCTTCCCTCCAAGTTTCACAGAGAGGGTCAAGACTATAAAATAAAATCTATTATTATGAAAAAACTACTTGCAATTATCTCATTAATTATGTTAGCTAGTTGTGGTACAATTAGATTAGGATTTAATTCACAACCTATTCCAGTATCTAATGTTAATGTACAACATCCTGTTAAAACATACACTACAAATTTTCAAACATTTAAGAATTTAAACCCTGAAGATCTTGGATTACATAGCACTGGTAATTGGGTACATTGTAGAACTCATGGTTTTCATGATTTAAACGATTGGACTGACTTTAGTTATTCACCTCGCTTTTGCAGACCTAGTCAAGGATTTACGCAAGCTGCTCAGTGGAATTGGAATTGGGGAGGAGCAAATCACTGGAACAATAGTTGGATGTGGAACCCTAGATATAGATTTGATTATTTTGGAAATAATTGGTCACCGTGGATGGGCAATGCTCACTATGGATATTATGGAAATTACGGGTATTATGGATATAACAACTGGAACTATGTACCTTATCGCTGGAGAAGATCTAACATGAACGGAAGAAGATCAAATTCATTTAGAACTGGAACATCAATAAGATCAACACGACCTGTTAGGGTTATTAGAAGCACTAACACAGTTGTACCTTCAAATACTAGACCAAGAACTATTAGAAGTAGCGAAACAAGAGTTATTAAACCAAGAAGAACTCAAACAATAATTCCACCAGTTAGAACAAACACTAGACCCGTTAGAACTAATACAAGACCAGTTAGAACAAACACTAGACCTGTTAGAACTAATACAATACCAGTTATTAGAAACAATAATACGCGACCTACATATAACAATAACACAAGATCTAATAATACTAGATCAACTGCGACTACTAGAAGATCTAATACTAAGAAAGATAACTAAAATAAATTAAATGGGATTTAACAAATTATGGCTTCCGGAAATAGAACGCCTAGAATTACAACTAAAAGAAATTGGAGAAATAGAATTTGGTAAACATTGGTTGAGGCGATTTCAAAAATCTGATGCTACTATAGGATCTAATGAGTCACATGCTTTTATTAAACCTTTTACAGATTTAGCGTATAAAGAAAGCAAACTAATATTTGTAAACGATGAATTGGCTACAGATATTAAAAAATAAAATAATGGGGAAACAACAAAATAGTAATTTTTATGTTTGGGTTAAATCCGAACGAGTTGGACAAATAGTAGAGGTTTCTGAAAATCAAACAGATTCTATGTTTTTGCAATTTACAGATGGAACTCAATGTAATTCACAATTACTAAGCGAGTTTTTACTTCCGGCTCCAAATGAAGATGCAGCTATACAAATAGCCAAAGATTTCGGAGGTATTACTACATTCAATACTGAAAATGCAACACCAGTGAGACCTCGTAGAGATGTTGAAACAGTAGACGCTACTCCAGTTAGACCACGTAGAGATCCAGAACCATCTGCTGAAATTAATGTAATGCAAGAGATGCTCAAAAAGATGAGCACTAAGAATAAAGCGGCTATGCCAGTTGAGATTAATATTCCTTCCAAAGAAATATATGCATTACTTAAAGATCAAATGGATATAACCAAAAAGGATTTAAATAATCAGATTTCGGCTCTTGTAGAAGATCAGATAGATAATTTAAGAGAACAACTAAAAGAACAAATAGAATCATTTATTAATAATTATTATAATGGAAGAACAAGCAACACAAAAGGTAGAAAGTCAGACTCAACAGAATCAGGAAATTCCTAATCGCAGAGAACGTAGACTTAGATTAAAACAACAAGGCATATTAAAATACCTTAGTAAGAAGAACTTCTTAGATCCTATTAGAGCCAATTTTCGTGCAGAAAATATTAAGAATGGTTTTAAGATTCAGGAAATTAGACGCAAGAAAATTGAAGCTGAACAAGAGGCTCTATTTGAAGCTAAGTTAGAAAGTATGAAAGAAACTTGGTATGATATAGGTTATAACTCAGAAGAAATGGGGTGGTTGGAAGAAGTTGCGGCGATCCACTTTGCAAAAGTTAAAGAAACTTATCGCGAAGACAAGAAAGAGGCAAAAGAATTAATCAAGAAAGCTAAAGCATCTTTAGCTGCTAGAACTATTTAATATATGTTAAGCATCGGTATAGAGCCAGCAGACAATGGCGTAATTAAAACATTAGTAGACGATAATGTAAACGGAGGTGGAGAAGAATTCGAATCTAGACATGTCTATGAATTTACCGGACCAATGATGAGATCTAATCAAGTTAAATTTATAAAGGATTTAGTATTTGATTTAGGCATGGATGTAGGAACAGAACTAGATCCAGATTTTTTACAGATATATGTCGGTTGGGGTAAACAGTACACTGGATCTGACAGTGAAATTAAAAATAAAATCCAAATTTTAGAAAAGGAAATCAAAAGACTTGGATCACTAATAAAATAATGGAATTAAAAGTAGAAGGAGTTTGGTGTAAAACAAGAACTGAGTTTGATAAATTATCGAAGAATGGTAATTATGATTTATCTCTGTCTTATTATGATATCTTTAATCGTTTAATTAAGAGCGACCCTGATAACATGGAACCATCCAACATTATTATTTCTATTTACATTAGAAAAACAATTCAAAAAGTATTAAGGGATCTTGAAGAAAAAGAAGACATCAAGATCCTTTATATGTTTAAATCCCTGAGCACAGAAACAGTTACTGGATTCAGAGAATTTATTAATACATTGGTTGATGAAGATTGTGAATTAGATCTATTGGTAGTTAACAGGTGTGACTTCCCTAAAACCGGCGTGTTGAGTAAATTTGACAATGTTAGGTTTTTAGACAATGATTAAACACAAAATCTTTACTAAGGGTGATCAGATACATGCCCTTATTTCTACTACACAACAACCCAATCTTTTAATTCCAGTTAGGGCAACTATATACGATGTCAAATTCGATGACATCAATCCACAATATCAAATTAGAATTAAAAAGTTTTATGATCCTGTTTATTTTTTAAAAAAGAATTTATTCGGTGGTAGGTTTATTAAAAACTTTGAAGGAAAAGATACTAGAATTAATTTAAAGAGGGCACTTTATCCAACAGTAGATGACATTGAAAATAATATATTTAATGGAGCTAAATGGAAACAATATCTAATATTAGTGGATTCTGTTTTTTGTACTCGCACTAGAGCTGAACAAGAATTACTATTTAACAATATCCAAACATTTCATATAGAAATGAAACTTAAGGAATTATATGAACTGGTTAATAGATCAGTTTATCGTAATGGACAATTCTATTGGCATACTAAAGGTGAATATATAAAATCTCTACAAAAATTCTTAGGAGATAAGTATCCAAATGATTCAAAATGGTCTGATAGTTTACTCTATAGACCTGATACTGATGAAATGGACAACGTAGAGTGGAATTAATATATTATCCTACCACATTACGTAGATATATATAAAAAACAAACTGCGTACACATGCCAGGAATTCAAGACGATGCAAATTTTATTTTTAAGAAGGTTTTAAATATAGCCGATGAAACTAGTGGAGTTGACGTTACTCATTATTTTTATGACGACGTTAAACAAGGAAAAGAAATTTCAACTACTCAGAAAAAAACAGGGGCATTAGATTCTGCTCCTAAGGAACCAACAGATACGGCAGGTACTGGGAAAACTACACTAAATACAGAAAATCTTTTTGGAGAAGCTACTGCAGGCGAGTCTATGTACCCTAACAAAGGTGTAGATTCTAGATCATATACAATAGGAGCAGTAACCAGCGGATCGGAGGGAACTAAAATTGAAAACAAAGGAGATACTGTAAATTTAGGTAAAGCTCCTAGATCATTATTCAATAACTGGGCTTTACATAAATATAGAAATAGACACGGTCAAACTTACGGAGATGATTCAAGTGAGACTACTGGAGCACACTATAATAAACCAGTAATGTCTGGTAATGATGTTAATAAAATTCTAAACCCTACTGCTAGAAATATTGTAGAATATGCTACAAAAACAGGTGGAGAATGTTTTTCTTATAGCTATAGTGATTTTATTCAGATGGAACACTATGGTCAAATATCTAATGATTATTTAATTACTCTTAGGAGATTTGCATACCCTATTGGAGATGATTTATTTTCACCTAAAATAAAAGGAGCTTCGGAGGTGATGGTAGATGCATCTGCGCCTGATTTGGCTAGAGCGGTAACATGGTTGTCGCCAGCGCTGGGTAATGATTTAAAGGAAATCTTAAAATTTAAAACTGGTTTTAAATGGACTGAAGCTAAATCGGAGATACAAGATGCGCAATCACAATCAAAAGATACTGGTTCAGTGGGTGCTGCTATCGCAAAAAGTCCTACTGGTTCCGCTATCGAATCCGGGTTAAATGGGTATACATCTGTTCAAGCTAAAAAACTTAGAAACGTAGGTAACGTAGATCATGCAAAATCTACATATCCCAATAAGGTTTTTGGGCCGCTCAATATAATAGATCAAGTATTAGCTAGAGATAAGGGTTTAAAATTTGAACAAGAATTTAAATTATCCTTTCATTACGATCTTAAATCATATCCAGGTACCAGTCCTAAGGTTGCATTTATGGACACGATGGCAAACATATTGTCATTGACTTATAATAATGCACCGTTTTGGGGAGGAGCAACTAGATTTAGTGGTTCTGGAAAAACAGGTAAACCTTTTGGTGATGCTAAATTGTTAGCAAAGGGTGATTATGCAGGTTATATAGGCTCTATCGCTGATACGTTGGCAGGAATGGGAGGTAATTTTATGGACCAACTTAAGAAAACTGCAAGTAATATTGGTAGTGGTGCCGGACTTAATAAAATATTAGGAGATTCTTCTATTCTTGAAAATATAGTTGGTGGTGGATTAATGAAATTATTGGGAGGACCAAGTGGTGGTGATGTTATTAAAGCATTTTTAACTGGTGATCCTACTGGCCAACATCATTTAACTGTAGGTAATCCAATGAATCCTATTATGGTTTGCGGAAACTTAGCATTACAAGATACAGAATTTGAATTTCAAGGACCTTTGAGTTTTGAAGGATTTCCAACTAAATTAAAAGTAGTTATAAGTTTAAAACCGGGTAGACCTAGAGATAAAACAGATATTGAATCTATGTTTAACGCTGGTAGAGGTAGAATATATTTACAACCAGAATGGGGTGAAGGTGAAGGTATAGATATAGATGCTATGTTTAACGTTGACGCATATGGTGGAAAAGCAGGAAAAAACATTACTAATGTACCTTACATGAGTAGAGTATCTGATATGTCTGTAGGATAAAATTATTAAAGATAATGGAATTTAAAATATTTAAGAATAAAAACTTAAGCAAAGATAAGGACAAATTATATTTGGCTCAACCTACTATGCTTTTTAAAAGCTTGGATCCAAGCGAATACTATATGATTGCTAAGCATACGGTGAAAGATGATGATATAGTTAGACCAGATAGGATTGCTGTAGAGCACTACGGGTCTACTGAAGGTTTAGATATTATTTTAAAATTTAATGGTGTTCAGGATCCGTTTTCTATTAACATAGGCGATACTCTTTGGATTCCAATAGATTCTATTCCTTATTTTAGATTAGATTCACCACAAATGTATGAGGAAAATCCAATTAAGAATCAGTTTATTCAAACAAAAAGATTGAGTAAAACAGATCAAAGAAGATTAGCGGCTCTTAAGAAAAAATATAACAAAGAAACTTTATTGCCACCTAATGTAATACCAGTTGGCAGAAAGAATTATGAATTTGACGGAACTAACGTTAGATTGGGTATGGGACCACAGACTGATGCTGTAGTTAATTCTATTTTAAAAGATATCGATAATTCAAGTTTTGATACAGACTCTAGTGATGACACAGAGGTTAGTCTAGTAATAGACACTTCAGATAATTCACAAACAAAGGATAGTGGAGCTGGTAGTGGAGCTGGAAAATCATATGAAGATAGCTTAAATGACAATAACGGTAAAGTTGATAGAGATAAGAACGGAACTGGTAGTGAAACCGGAGGAGGAAAAACAGACACTGCTGATGATTTAGGTGGAGACGAACCTGATGGAACTGCCCCTGGAAATAAAGATGACAACCCAACCAATAATCCAGATGCACCATGTGCTAAATAATAAATATGGAACTATCTAATAACATATTAGCAGTAGTAGAACCTGAAATCAGGCCAACTGAAATAAAAATTGACGCTTTAGCCGAAGAAGAAGGGCAAGAGGCCGAAATGAAACAAACTTCTGTAATAGCTACGTTGCAGCCAATGGTCTTAATTAATGGATATCAGTTTCAACCAGGTGACATAGAGTTTTTTGAATTAAACTTAACTCAAGTTTTACCAACATGTAGACTTTCTTTAAAGGACAGCGCCGGTAAATTTGCTGTAGGTAGTTATCCTAGAGATGGTGACTTTTTTACTATCTTAATTAATTCAAAAAACCAAGAAACATTCAAGTCAATTCACATGGACTTTGATATCAGTGAATGTAGTGCGCCTAAAGAAGGTAATATTGCATCTGCACAATTTGACATTGCTGGTTTTTGTAAAATACCTAGAATATACGCAGAGAGTTGTATAAGTCTAGATAGTGCTGGATCATTAGATCACATGGAAGAAATTGCAAGGGATTTAACACTTGGATTGGCTACAAACATAGATGCAACTGACGATTCACAATCTAGAATTATGGCTTATACTCCATACATTGATTTTATAAAATCAATTGTTAAAGAAAGTTATATTGGAGAAGAATCTTTTCAAAAATGGTGGATAGACAGTTACTATTACATGAACTATGTTGATGTGAACGCTTTATTTAATTCACCTAATCCACCAATTGAAGAATTTGCTGAATCATTAGCATCAGCTGCTGAGTCAATGACTCCTGATTCAGATTCAGATAAAAAAGCAGAAACAGGTAATGATATTGAGGTACCATTGTTATTAACTAATCATATCGCTTTTATGGGAAACAGCTCCTTTATTGAGGCTAGCGAAATTATTAATAATTCAAATACTATCAGTGCCACTGCAGGTTATGCAAGAGAAGTTACTATATATGATAATAATGGTGACGAGAAAAAACAAGAGTTTAGAATTGAGCCTCTGGGTGGAAATGATCTAAAGGAATTAGAGGAGCCAATGAGAGGTAACAGGAACGATACCCGACACTTGGATCAGATTAAATATAAATATATTGGAAGACAAGAGGCTGGTGAGGATGGCTTAGGGAATGTACATCCTAACGCAGCGTTTTCTCAGTTACATAATGTTCAAAATGAATTAGAAACTCAAAAGATGAAATTAATGGTAACTTTGAATTCATTTAATCCTTCATTATATAAGTATCAAAAGATTCCTGTATTGATGTACATTGTAGATAAGAAAGCTATTGAGCAAAACGAAAGAATAAAGGGTGATAAGAAAGAATTAGGTATGGATAAAGATGAGCCATTTGCATTAGCAGAAGATTCAGAAGATATCCAAGAAGCTGGTACTAGAAGCCCGAGCCAAGCATTAGATTCCTTTTTATCTGGATATTACTTAATAGAAGATATTGTGTATAGAACTGAAGATGGAGAAACTAAACAAACAGTAACTTTACTGAGAAGAGAATGGCCAACAAGAACTGAGAATTTAATAAATCCACCAGGTCTTGAAGATGCAACTGACGAAGAAAAAGCAGATAATGTGGCTGAAAATAGTCCTCCACCAGATAAGGTTTGAAAATAGAATATATAATACATGAGTGAATTTAAGCATATTAATGAATTTAGAAAAGCTACTTTATCAAGAAAGATCAGCGAAGATCCGACTTATTTGAGTTTCTTTTTTATGTTTGATTATGTAGACAGAGAACATAGTCCTTTGTTATCAGGTCCTGCAGAAGAATATTTGAAAAACTTCGTGGATACGCCTATGGACGGCACAACTAACTATGCATCAAAACTAGCTTCATTTATAAAGGTTCTCAAGAAGATCAACAAAGAAATGCCATGGTTTTGGCAAAAGATAACAGGATTAGAAGCTACTCAAACCTTTGGTACTATGGAAGAGCCATGGAGGGGTGCAGAAAAACCAAAGATAAGTATCGAGTGTTTAGAAGAAAATATAGAATTAACTGCATTGGGTTTAATGACACTCTATAAGAGTGCTGTTTATGATTATAATAGATTCATAGAAGTCTTACCAAAAAATCTAAGACATTTTAGAGTTTGGACGGTATTGTCTGAGGTTAGAACATTTCAACAAAATAAAGAAGCTAGGAACACAAATTCACGAGGAAAACAGATGTATGAAACTGAAGCAGATGAGCCTATTAGTATTATACCCAGAGCTGGCTCAGAAACTTCAACTACTCCGGCATATGGTAAGTTTGATGATACGTTAACCGGAAACTACACAGCAGAAGCAAAACCACACTTGATGATAGAATTAGGCCAATGTGAATGGCAACAGGATGAAATTGCGAGTATGTTTGCAGACTTTTCTAAAACACCAGAATTAAAGAAACCTAAAATTAGTTTTACGTATCAGACATGTCTGACTACTAGACAGAGATTTGGACCTAACATTGCAGTATTAGATGGTGGTTTATTAACACCGCGAACATCAGGTGACGATCTGTATCCTAATAATCCATTTGACCCATTGGCAATTGCACAAAATGCAATTAGCGATAAATTAAATGGCATTGCCGGTGGTTTAGTAAATAGATTTAATAATTTAAAAGATAGTTTACCAGGTCAGGGTAATAATCCAATGGGTAGAGTTTATCCTGATGGATTAACAGGTGCTGCTAAAATATTGGCAAATACTGCAATGGACAGATTAAAAGGTTTGTTATTAGGAAACATACACGGTGGTATAGGTTTATCAGATATTAATGCAGCGCTAGAAGCTGGTAGTATTAATGCTATTGCAAATTTAGCGGGTCAAGTTTTTAATCAACCTTCAAATAATTCAAATAGTGGCAAACCTGGTATTTCACCACAAACTATATATGAACCGGGAGTTGATAGTAGTCCAGACGATTATATAAACGAAAAGGTATATGATCCAATTGCAGATTTACCTGATAGTTATAATATTACACCTGGTAGAATTTATGAACCAGGAGTTGATAGTAGTTCAGATGATAATTTAAACGATAATGTACACTCATAATGGCTGATGAACTTTTTCAAGATAATTTAAGAGACACTCACTGGTTAGGAGAAGTTGTAATAAACGAAGATCCTTTACTTAATGGAAGATGTCGCGTGAAGGTTTATGGTAAATTCGATAAATTGACAGATGACGCTATTCCATGGGCAACTCCTATGAATAGAGATCAAGTTGGTGCACATGCAGTTCCTAGAGTTGGCGATATAGTTGCAGTTAGATTTGATAACGGAAATATTTACCACCCAGAATATTGGTTCCAGATAGATCAAAACACTGATTTAAAATCAGATATCTTGGAAGCAAGTGATGCACCGCAAGATGTCATAAGTTTAGTATACGACGCTGAAAGAAATGTTAGAATATATCATTCGCCTGAAGATGGCTTAGTTATCACCAGAGGTAGCGGTGCTAAAGAAAGACCAATGATACAAATAGACGAAGATGGATACATCAAGATAAGCACAGATGCGAAAATGTTCTTAGACTGTGGTGATATATTCGTTTCAAATGAAGGTGAACCAGGAGCAGATGAGACAGAACCTGCAGTAAGAGGTCAATCTTTACAAGATTGGCTACAGATGTGGTTAGATGACTATAACGCGCATATTCACCCAACGGGCGTTGGACCTAGTGGTCCTCCAATGCCACCAACTCCAGTTGTTGTTGGTAAATTATCAAGTACTCATATTAACTATCAACAAAAGAACAAATAATTATGCCTGCACTGTGGCCAACGTTCATACCGAATCTTGCATCTGATATTGCCGGTCAGGAATTTACAAAACCAGGCGGAGCACTTGTTTCATATGAATTACCTAAAGTCGGAACAGATCAAGTTCCTATTTTTCCTCCATCTGCAGATTTAATAAAATCCATTAAGCCAGGTAATCCATTAAATGCATCATTAACAACAGATCCTACTGCTATGATAAATGCTATTAATTTAGCGCCGTTAAGCGGAAGATATGATTTTGGTGTTCGTGTAGCAGAAAGATATTTGGAAGCTGTTAAAGGTCTAGCGATGACGCCATTTGGTGCTACACATACAAATAATCCAGCAGCAGAATTTATTTTAAAACAGGGTTATGGTTTAGTATTTGAAAGAATATTAAAGGAAGGTGATATTCCTTTATTAGATCAAAAAGATGAAGATGGCAACATAATAGAGATGGGTAAAGAATCACATCCAGACTATGCTGATTTTTGTCCAGATCCAGTTGAAGAACCAGATCCTATAGAAGAACAAAAGAAACTAGATAAAAAATTTAATAAGTTTCTTATAGAGTTTAAAGACGATCCAATAACTGACTTACATAAATTTAAATTTTTTGAATTTCACTGTTTAACTGGTGATGAATCTGAAAGTGATTTAATTAAACTAATCACTAACAGAATGATTCAACAGTTCGAGAAGATAACTAATGACGATAAAAAATGGGCTTACATTTTATGGGCAATAAGTTTAGGAAAGGACTATTATTCTGACTTGGGGCCAATTGAGCGACTACTGGGTGGTAATTATTTTACTAATATATTTCCATATGTCAATGTCAGTAGTCGTGCAAGAACAGACATTACTAATGCTGGTTACAATTATCAAACAATGACTGATGGAGTAAGTGCTTTGTTTCAATCTATTATTGAAGCATCATATCCTATATTTGATGACCAAAACGGATTGGAAAAAAGAGTAAGAAACGGACTAGTTAATCCACTTCAAAGACCATGGTTGGATGATGGAACAACCGAGTGTCCTTTAAATGAATATAAAATACAAGTTTCTTTTAATAGAGAACATAAACTACCAGATTATCCTAGTAAAAGGCCAAAGATATTAACAGACTCTATCGTGTCTCTTTTTTCATATGATAACAGGACGCTTACGCAAAAAACATTTAGTAACTACAGAAATCTTTCATTTGGGAATAAAATAACTTGGTGGAAAAAAGATGATAATTATACAGATACTTATTATGTGGAAAATGAATATGAGGCGAAATGGTCAAAAATACCAAATGCTATTAATTCTGCAAGAACGCCTGAAAATATAATTGCTATCAATCCATCTACATGTGGTACCGTTTTTAAATTTCAAAGACAACAAGTAATAGATGCCATAAAAACAGCAGAAGAGTGTGATGCAGCAGAAGTTGGTGCAGATATTGATTTTAGTTGGCCAGGCGGTGATCCATATGAAGAAATGGCAGAAATAACTATTGCATATTGGTATGCATGTCTTGTTAAACCTTTTGCACCATCTCCATCGGCGCTACCTGCATTAATTCCACCACCACTTACTGGTATTTACATTCCAATTTATTATGGTGGGAAAAAGAGATTGGCTGGAAATTTAAGAAAGGCATGGAATACTGGTAAGACATTTTCAATTATTCCTATTACTATGCCACCTGCAATTGCAGTTTCTACTGCGGTCGCGGCAGCGTATATGTTGCACTTATTAGAATTTAAATTATTGTACTTGGGTGGAATACCAACACCAGCAGGCCCAGTTCCTATGGTTGGTTTTGTACCTGTAGTATTCTAAAATAAAACAGGATATATAATATGTTACACTTTTAATATAAAAATAAATGAACAACGAAAAAAACAAGAGGATCAGAATCGGTGAGAACACGCCGAAGGAGACCAAAGTTGAAGAACTAGATGTAAAAGTCGAAAACTTAAAAGAAGATGAAGTTGTAGAAAACTTCTATAACGAAGAGGGGGAATTCATGTGGGATGAATTCGAAGCTACTTGCCCATCTAGAACTCGAAAACCAAATCCACATATCAAAACTCAAAATGGAGATAAAGTATATTCTCGAGAAGTATACGCTCAAGAGATGTATGATATGCTTACTGCACATGATGATAGTATTGGGCAACTAATCACTATTATTAATCCTGGAGAAATTCACGAGGGTAAGGTATATGCTATCAATTCTGAGTTTATCAGTGTAGATATTGGATATAGAGAATTAATTTATGTTAAATATGACAAAGAACCAGCTGACGTACAGTCTCTTAAACCTGGAGATGAAACTGCGGTTCTTATTACACAACCTAGTAAAAATTCGCACGTCTTAGGTTCTATTAGTGGTGGAGTAAAACACAAAGTGTTTATGGATCTTAGAGAAGCTGTAGAAACTGGAGGAACTGCATGGGTAGGAAATGTCACACATATGATTGAAAATGGTGGATACATGGTGAACGTTCAAGGAATTGATTGTTTTATGCCAGGTTCATTAGCAGGTATTAATAAACTACATGACTTTAGTTCTATTATTGGAACTGAAATGTATGTCGTTCCGGTGAGTTTCTCTCCAGACAGAGGTACATTAGTAGTTTCTCATAGAAAATATCTACAAGCACTGATACCTGGCGAAATAGACACACTAAAAGAAACACAAGGAGAAACACTAACTGGAAATGTTACTGGAACTGCTAAATATGGAGTATTTGTTGAGTTTAATAAATGTTTAACTGGAATGATTCATAATAATGATTTAGACGAGGAGACATTAGTTAAATTTAAAGCTAGAGAAATTAAGCCAGGTGATGAAATTTCATTTATGGTTAAAGATATAATCAGCAATTCAAAAATTACACTGACTCAGAAAGCAAACATAACTATCAACCCATGGACAGATATTATAAGTAGATATCAAATACCAAGTGTTGTCGAGGCTGTTGTTAGAACTAAAAAGGATTACGGCTTATTCGTTACAATCGAAGAAGGTGTGACTGGATTACTACATGTCAGTGAAGTCGGAGAGGATGTAATGAGCGTATTTAAATCAGGGGATCCAATCACGGTACAGATCAATAGGATTGATGTTGACTCGATGAAAGTCTTTTTGAAAATGCCTCAATAACTATTGCAACGAGAGTGTGATATATAATCAAACGATAATATCATAATCTTAATATGCAAAAATTAAATATAGATTCTTCGAGAGAATCAATTTTGAACGCGGCGCTCATGGGTGTTGAATTCGAATTCTATTCTAATCTCGGTCTAGAAGAAACCAAAAAATCTTTGGCGACTCTTCTAGACCGAAAGATTAGGTTAGAGGACAAAGCGCATTCAGATTTTGAACCATCAGCTGAAGAGTTTAAAATAGAACCTGATATGTCAGGTGGTAAAGGTCTAGTAGAACTAGTTACTGGTCCTATTCCATATAGGAATGCTAGAATCATGGTCATTAAGGTGTTGAAGTGGATATCTGAAAATGGCTATTCTAATGATAGAGCATCAATTCACATTAATTTAAGTTTTGATAAAAAACACCTAGAAGATAAAGATCTTATTTCAAAGATGAACGTTCTTAAGTTTATCTTGGATTTTGATGAAGCTCAAATTTACAAGCTTTTTCCTGATAGAGAAAAATCAGCTTATGCAAAAAGTGTAAAGTGGGTAATGCCAAAATGGGAAGCATTTCATTTTGATGCAAATCAAATAGCCTCAAATAATTTTAAATTTGCAGATACTAAGTACTATGGAATTAACTTTTCTAAAAAAGAAAAGAATTATTTAGAGTTTAGGTATTTGGGTGGTACTGATTACGAAAAGAAAACAGATAAAATTTTATATTTAACAGAGAATTTCCTAATGCAAATGTGGAGTTCATGTAGTGATCCAAGGTTTACTTCTAGTAATAAGATAGAACTACAGAGAATTCTTAATAAGAACAAGCCTGTTTCAGATATGCTTAAAGATTATACTAGCATAGCTAAAAATTGGCCAGATATAAAAATACTAGCGGATTTACAAGATAACCCAACTATTATAAAAGTACACTGGGACAGATTTAAGAATAGAGTGATGGAGCTTATAGTGAACGGTTCAATGGAATCTGGAACTATAAATTATGATTCTGATTACGGTGCAGTACAGGTTAAAGATGGTAAATTTCATACGGTTTATTTATTGGAAGATTTTGAGTTTATTGATTGTGAGCTTGCTGGTAATTTAACTAATTGTAGTTTTTATAACTGTAACATCAAAGGCTCCGCTGTCACGTGGGGTAGTTTATATCAGGGTACAACAGTTAAGGAATCTAAAGTAGAATCTTCATATACACACGGTAGTTGCGTATTGACTAATTGTTATGTTGCGGGTAGAGATACAATGTTTAAAGGCAAAATGATAGGCGGAATATTTAGAGAAGGTTTTATGAGCGATCATGCTAGATTTGAAGACACCGAAATCGTAGTAAGTAAAAAAATAAAAGAATAAAATGAGTGAAATTAGAAGCGGGTCTAACAGTGAATTGACATCAGGAAGATATTTCGATCCAAATTGTTTAAATACATTTTTAGATGAAATAGGGGATGATATTACTGGAGCTTGCATGGTTCCTATTAACTTACCACAAAAAGAAATAATTAATATTATTAAACGTGCTAAGAAATGGTTCTATAAGAAATACGAGTATTCTGTAAAAGAAAACTTATATCACATTCCAAATTCTGTATTTAGTACAGAGCATTTCAAAAAACACAGAGCTCTTACTTTGCCTGGCCCTAGTTTAGATGGCGGTGGAGGTGTATTCTCTGTTTATGGATTATATGACATATCTTCAGGATGGAATGGCAGTGGAGGCGGAATGGATGTAAGATTTCAAGACGGTTCAGATTTCTCTATGGAAAGAATGTTATTTAGAGGTATGTATGAAGGCTCAGGGATGGCCGAGGCTGCAGAAGAATTACAATATTATGTATTGAATGCTTCTATGGCAGATTTATCTAGACAGATCCTAGAGAACCCTATATCATATCACTACTCTAGTTTGACTGGAGAATTAAAATTTATGGGTGATACTCCAAAAGGAGATGTTATTTTAGAGATATACGAAACTATACCAGATTGTGCACTATATTCAGATGAAATATTCTTTAGATACGTAAGCGCAAAAATAAAACAATCTATTGGTGCTAAATTAGCTATCTTTAAATTTGCATTACCAGGAAACGTTGATTTTGATTATGATGCCATTAAATCTATGGGTGATGATGAGCTATCTGAAATAAATGAAGAGATCAAGGGTGATGAAGGTGTGGATTGGATGATGCATTCGTAAATAAAAGAAGATAAATAAACAAATGGAATTATATATAAAATATCTCAGTGATCCTAACTATGATCCAACACAGGTGCAAACCAATGGGGAAATAGAGATGTTAATCACGCAGATTCAGACAACTTTGTTTACAAATACTGGTGAGGTTATGGGGTCTGAGAACTTTGGGTGTAATTTAGAAGATCTTATATATGAATTTGGTTCAAGTGCACATAATATACGTCAAAGAATAATCGATCAGTTAAATCAATATTGTCCACTTGCGGATAAATATAATTTGGATGTGAATGTAGATTTTATGAAGGGTGAAGTGAGAGACATCGCATTTATAGATATAATGATAGATAGTAGATATGCTATAAAAATAAGCATGCAATAAAAAGTATACACAAATAATGGCAGAATTAAAATTTTTAAGTAAAATTAAAACTAGTGCGGAGGCTATTAGATCCGATGCTAGAACTTATATTTCTAGGGTCTATGGTAGAGCAAACACACTGTTTACATCTGCATCTCCGTTTGCACAGATAGTTAATGTTTTAGCTGAAATGATGGATCTTATAATGTTCTACATAGAAGATTCTGTTGTAGAGCAGAATATTTATACAGCACAGCAACCGGAATCTATATATGGTATGTCAAGATTAACAGGCCACGATGCTACTAGAGGTTTTGCATCTACTGGTGAGATTGAATTTAGGTGGAAACCAGGTGCAGATATGGTTAAAATAGCGGGTTCTACATTGAATATTGATGGTAGAGCTAAACTTAAATTTGACATTAATGGATTAACATATACTTTGTTAAATTCTGTCGATGCATTTAAATTAGAAAAAAGTAATTTTAATTCATTTAAATCTGCAATAATTCAAGGTGAATTTGAATCTCAAACTTTAACATCGTCGGGTGAGAAATTACAATCATTTAACGTTAATACAAGCGGGCTTACTGATCACAGTAAAGTCAGCATCAGTGTTAATGGAGAACTATGGACAAAACACCAATCTTTATATGATTTAGGTGCTAATGAAAAAGCATATTTAATTAAAACAGGAATTAGCGGTGGTTTAGATATTTATTTTGGAAACGAAAGTTTTGGAATGGTGCCACCTGAAGGTGCTACTATTGTTGTTGAGTATGTCAAACATGTTGGAATGTTAGGAAACTTAGATGACTCTCCTGATTTAACTATTAAATGGGATGCAAAAGGTAAAGATTCTGTTGGAGTAGAACATGATCTAAATGAATTTTTAGATGTTACAATTTCGTCATCGCCTAAAATGGGAGGTGATAGAGAAAATACTCAGTTTACTAAGATAATGACGCCAATGGCCAGTAAATCATTCGTCTTAGCAACTCCAGATAATTATGAATATTTCTTATCTAGATACAATATGTTTTCATATATAGATGCATATAATACAACAAATGATCAGTATTTAGATGATGATAATGTAATTTATATTTTTGCTGTTCCAGATATTAATAAGAAACTAGCTAAAAACCAAGATTATTTTAATATTCCACAAGAAGAAATGTTTTTTGATCAAGGCGAATATGATGCAATGCATAAAGTAATAGAGGACAGTGGACAACAAATGGTAACTACTGAAGTTGTTTTCGTGAAACCTCAAATTAGGAAATATAGCATGGATATTAATATTAGATATTTTGAAGGTTATACTAAAGAAGAAATTTACAATTCTGTTAGAGGTAAAGTTTCTGAATATTTATTAAATATTACTAGAAGAGATAAGTTGCCTAAATCGGATATCATCTATATATTAGAAGAGATACAAGGCATTGATGCTGTGAATATTAAGTTTATTTCGGAAACTGAAGAAACTGCTAGAAGACTTGGTTACTATGAATCTGTTAATGTTAGTGTAGTTCCACAGGAACCAGTAACACTAGAAACAGTTGGGAATGGAAAGCAAAAATACGTTTTCTTTAAGAAGATTGAAGATGTTAAAGTTGTGAAAATCGATGAAACATCTAGTATCCCCGAAGATATTAAAGGATTAGATCAATGGGGTGACATTATAATGGAGAAAGAAGAAGTTGCAGTATTTAGAGGTGGATGGGAAGATAGAGATGGAGATGTTATAGAGGACGACGTATTAATAAATACAGAAGCTGCTATTAGTATAAACTTTGAAGCACAACCGGTTCCTAAAACTATTTACACTAGAGTACAGGCCGGAAATAGAAGAGCACTTAAATAATGGGATTATTCACAAACTTACTTGGCTATAAAGTAGCAAAGCGATATGATTTTTCAAAAACTAGGAAAGACGAAAGGCTTAATTCTGGTTTTAATTATCAGGATTTGGAACCAGGTGGATTTTTAGGAAGATCATTGTCTGGTCATATTCAGAGAAATCAAACAATACAACATTTCTTAATATTTCTTGATGACGCAATCAGAAATTTACTGAAAGGTGTAAGACATCTTAAAAATTATAAAAATTATACCGTCAAAGAAGACGATAAACAAACTAGATAATGTACGATAATTTAAGATTTTTTAGAGGGTTAGAATACGATTTAAATTTCGAGAAAGATGTTCTTGATGTTTGGAAAGGTACTGTGCATTTACCTGAAGTTTCTGAAGGGCTTTATGAAACTGTTAATCTTTTTATATTAGAGGAATCAATTTTTAAAGGAGATCCTAATATAAACTTTCCAATAGCGGAAGGCTCAGGTAATGAGAGTTTCGTATTTGAGTGGGAAGAGAATAACAGCAGAAACAGTAAATCTATTATATTATATGACATAGATCACACTGGAAATATACCTACTATCAAAGAAGTAAAATCGCGTTCAGTTGATTTATTAAATATTACACATGTTGATTCTGTAATTGACGGAGTTAAACACGTAAACATACAAGATAATACTGCTATACAACTTAACATAACTCTTAATTCTAAAATACCGGGTTCACACGCTAGAGATTTAAATTTATACCATGTAGCAGACAGTGTTAAAACATTAGTTGCCACTATAGAAATATATGGAGAGGTAGTTGCAGAAGACGAAAGACTTAAGTTTTTATTACAGAATTTCGGCGCTACTTTATCTGAATCTGATTTTATGTTATTTAAAGATCATGATATTAGTGAAATGTCACCTGATCATATTCTATTAAATAGAAAAAGAAAAGAACTTCTCTTAGAGTTACATAACATTAAACCATTTATTGGAACGTATAAAGCCATATTGAATGCAATAGATTTCTTTGGTTACGATAAACTTACCCTAAAAGAATACTGGTTAAACATTGATAACAGTGTTAAGAATTTTGGTAAATTATTTGCAATTCCAGTTCCACATTCTTCAGTTAGAGGTGAAAACACTAGAAAGAAACTAGCATTTAAACTACCTTCTAGTACTATGAAGAAAACTAGTAAGTTTAGTTTAGTATACAGATTGAATGAACCTAATGGAACGTTTGATCAATGGGATATACCTAATGTAACTGAATCGTTTGATTATACACCGGAAGAAGTTTTAATTAAATTATATGGATTAAAGGCTAAGTTACAAAAAGAGTACCTGCCATTACAATCCAGAATTATAGATATTACCGCTGAAGGCGATTATTTTACACAAAGAAACATAAATATATGGAACGTTCAAAATGGCATAGACTTTTTTAGTGAAGGTCATACTATTAAATTTGGGACTGTTCCTAATGATAGACAGCTTTACATTGAAGATCTTTCAATGGTACTAAAGTCTATGATGGATCAAAATGACGATGCTAGTAATTACACAACATTCTTAAATTTAGGAATAGGTAATGAAGACACATTGACTACTATACAAAGAACTGAACTAAAATCTATTTTTAATAAATTTTATGAAACGTATCATGATAGGGAATTACATTCATATAATCAGAATATTCCAATTGGTTGCCCAGTTTTATTAGACGGTACGGAGTCATTTGACGATATATGGGACGAGGCTAAATTTACATGGGAAGACGCACATGATCCTAACTCTAATCTTTTGATTACATGGAACGATTGGTGGAAAGTATGGGTTTATGAAATAGAATGGGTAGTTACTAACAAAGATGGGAGCTATGATCAGACATACAGAGGTGCGATTGATGACTACTTGATATTACCACTGATATTACCATACGAAGGCTTATATGACGTAGAGATGAGAACATATGATCTATTTGGACACAGGTCACACTATAGGACAAAGGATATTATTGACGTTAAATTAAAACAATTAGAATTATACGGCATGTATAAGTGGTTGGGTGATTTATCATGGTCAAGTAAAAAACTTTCATGGGACAAATCAGGTGGATATTGGGATTCTCCTCAGGATAATAAAACTGAAATAGATGATGCTATAGCAACTCTATACCTAACAATGGACAGGGCAAATTATATTCATTTTGAAGAAGATCAAGGTATTAGATTTTCTACGGTTAGAAGATACTTAGATATTTATTCTGAAACTGCATATAGCGAAACTACTGGACCATATGTTTGGGATGAATCAACATTTAAATGGACTGACAGTGAGCATTTAGCATGGGATTATATGAGAGTAGGGCCAGATTTGGCATCTAGTTTTAAAATAAATGACATTGAGCAATATGATACATTGGTTATAACTTATAAAGATCCTATTACGAAAGTTATTTCTATAGGTGAACATAAAATTCTCAATATGACGCCAACAACCATTAATGATATCAATGGTTGGACTCAAATAATGGATGAGTTAAACTCAAGTTTAGATCCTATTATTAGTAAATTTAATTTTAATGCTGTATTTGAAGATTCAGATGACAATGACATTAGCGATATATTTAAATTCATATTAGCAGTTGGCTGGGAATATTCAAAAACATATGATTTTGAAGAGGTAACTATTACAAAGATTAATCCAGCGTCTAATTCTAATATTAGTGGAGAAGTACATGTACAACATTTTAACCCAACATGGGATGATACTGTGATATTTAGTGATTATGCAGAAGTAGAAAGATCAACACACGTTACAATTTCTACAGATATTTCTAAGTTCCCTGGTAGTAAAAATGCCAAATGGACCATCACTAATATAACTAACCCAAAAATCACTGATATATACTATAATAATATGTGGCTTACGTACATTTTTAAAGAACCTGGATACTATTCAATTCAATTAGAAGCGGAAGACACTAATGGCAATAAAAACCTTGTAAAAAGGAACATGTTAAAAGTAAAATAATAAAACAAATAAAATGGCAAACATTACTGAAATTTTAGGAACTGACTCAGTTTCTTCATCGAGACCAATCATTAATAGTAACTTTGAGTTATTAAATGATGAACTGGCATCGGTTACTGCATTACTAAACCCAACAACACTGACATTGAGTGGAATTGCTAGCATTACTACTGCTTCTTTAGTAGTTGCGGTCGCTGGCACAAACTTATTCTTAGTAAATAGTTTAGGAGCAACAATGAACACGCCTGCTACATTTAGCGGTTCTTTAACAATTGGAGAATCATTATTGAAAAGCGGAGTTTTAGGTTCGGCTGCAGTACCAACAACACAAGTTACACCAACTTCTGTCACCGCTACTACATATTTTGTAAATGCAAATTTCACTCTACCTGAAGCAACTGATGGACAAGAGGTTACTGTTATCAATGTCGACGGGGATGCTAAATCAATATTAGCTGCAGTCAACGTAACACTTGCAGATACTTCTGTAGCGTTAAATGGTACAGGTTCTACAGTGACACTGAGATGTTTTAACAACACATGGTATGTTATATCGTCTCACAAAGTAACAATAGTATAAAAATAAACTTAAAGAATAGATGGCAACTCCTCTAGTTAGAATACCGCAGCCAATGGGCGGCACAATGTATGCTTTCGCATCTTCAGCGAGAGATATGACTAGGGCCTTTAACAGTTCAGATTTAAATTTTGAGTTTAGTAAATATGCTTTATTAGATCTTCCAGATTTTACTGATTCAGTTAACGGCTCTAACACAATAGATTTCGAAACAACTCTTAAGCAACCCTCGGGACAATCATATGTCGCTGGAATGCCTAATGTTGATTTCGCTCAAACATTTCAGAATTATGCCCTAAACCTAGAAGAGCTTCTATTAAAGGACGATGACTATGATCCAATTATTTTACAGTCGGATGCTGAAAAGATATTTTTTAAATGGATGTCTTCATTAGGTGCTGTAGATTTTATAGCTGCAGATTCTAATCAAACACTTGTTGGTAATTATACTGAAAAGGTTAACGGTACTTTAGCGAGTGAGAATTATGATAGAATTGTAAAGTACTTAGGAACTATTGATGTAGAAAATGATGTGGCATACCAAGGTAATGCATACCATGAAGTTTATATTAATGTACCAACTTCTGTTGGATACACACCTACTATTTTATTTAAACCAACAAACTATAATACAACAGCAACCAAATTATATGCTTCTGATTATATAGAGGGCAGAGAGGGTCAAACACACCCTGACCCGAACATTAATATTGATGCAGTTGTTGATGATTATACGGTAAGCAGTGGAGCATTTTACGATATACAAACTAATGCAACAAACAGTGTTGGAATTCAATTTGATTCTAGCGCATATGAAGAAATTAATAATAGCACTGATGTTAAATCTCTTTTAGATTTTGCTAAAAAAGGTCAAAAGTTTAGTTTTAACGCAGTTCTTGTTTACTATGATATTTATAGTGAATCAGTCTCTGCAAACAGAGCGACTAACTTATACGGTATCTTGATATTAGATGATATTCAAGATGCATATGGTCCAGGTTCTAAAATTAATGAACAATCAAAGTTTAAGCCAAATGAAGTAACAGGTTTAAATGGTAATGCATTCTCGTTAAAATTAAATTTAAAATTTAATTCATCACTTGATAATGTAGGTGTAGAAACATCAATTAATGATTTTACTACATTTTCTATGGATTTATTCATGGACACTACTACTGCATTAGAAAACGCAACAGAATTATTATTACAAGCAAATAATAGATACTCTAAAATTGTAGATAGATTAGATGCCATAGAAACTCTAACATCTTCTAGTGACAATACTGCAAACATTTTAAATAGATTATTTGCTTTAGAAGAAGATTTTCAAAACGCATCTGTTCAGTTGGCCGATTCTAACTCTTTATTAGAGTTAATTACAAAGGCGCATAATAAGATCAATAATTTAATTGATGGAACCATTCCTGTAGAATTACAATATAACACAGATGTTTTATTTGCAGGTAAAGGTACAGAAGTTGACAAATCTATTCCTAATAAAATAAAAATTAACAGTACGGTAGACGGATATAAGTTAAACACACCATATCTTTGGAATATGGCTGCAAAAGCAATTGCGACGCAGTTATCTACTGATGTGCAGTTTGATTCAGGTGTCGCTGGAAACGGATCATCTAAATTCGCAGTTTGGACTAGACTTGAAATATTCACAAATAGATTAAGTCTTAAAGGATTAATCTCTTCTGATCCTGAAAGTAATCTTAATATATACATTGACGACAGTTTAGTTGCTTGGAAAAGTGGACAGACTTTTAAAATTACATTTGATCCAATCAATATGTCTGGCAATAATATTAAAATATGGACAGGAGCAACAACAGGCTTTAATCAATTAATAGCAGATATTGATTCAACACAATTAATAACAAATAAACCATATATTGAAGTAGTGTGTATTGATTCCACTAACTATCAATTTGAAGCAGATATTTTAAGATAATATGAATACTAACAACTCTATTTCTAATTCGCTCAAGAAACTACTTGAAATTAACTCTAACTCTTTAAGAACGTTTGAGAGAATTAATGAGGCGATAACCACAGATCAAAAAGATGTACCACTTGAGTTACTAACTGAAGATGGAACTAAAACTGTTTATGTACCTTCATTTGGTTACATGAAAAGAGAATTAGAGAGATTAGACGTTAACTTAAAATCTTTAGCAGGATTGGGTAAAGGTAATACTAGGATTAAGTTACCAGATGGTACATATCAGAGTATTATTACTACTAGATTAAAAACACCAGCTAATGATATTACTAGTTTTTCTAGACCAGTAAATTTTTCAACTAAATCAAATTATTTCTTTGAGGATTTCTTAAACCCTATATTGACGACATCATTTAATGTGGGTGGTCAAATTCCAAATAACACAGAAAGAATTTTAGTCAAAAGAATTTTATTAGATTCAAGTAACGCAGTTACTGTTGATTATTTTAATGCTAATTTTAAAAACAAAGAAGGACTAGATTATTCTACTGTAATTAGAGATATTGCAAACAATAATTTAACATATACATTAGACGAAGATACTCGTGATTTACCATATAAAACAGTACAATTCTCTGGTAAGTTTGACGTATTAAAAATCAGCAACTCAAAAAGAGAAGTGCTTGTTAATTCAAGTAGCGGATCAGGAGCTGGAGCTGGAGCATTAGTTAAAAGAGCTATAAAATTATATACACTTGATTCGTTAACATATAACGATTCTAATAAAGATTTAAAAAACACAGAGTTATTAAAAGTAGGTGATGAATTAATGGTCCAAAGCGGAGCAAGAAACACCAGGTATAAAATAACAAGAATTGATGGTTCAACTAATCAAGTAGAATTATTAATAATTGAAGGATATGAATCAATTAAAATAGGTGCCAATCTACTTGGAATTTATAAGAATGACAATAATGATTTAACGGTTAATGTTAATGTAGGATTTAATGAAAGAGTTTTAATATTTGTTAAAGCGATCGATCCTGATTCTAAAATGTTAGCTGAATCATGGTCACCTGGAATTGGATTGTACACTAATGAATTAACACTAATTCAAGTCGATGGTTCAAATATACGATTAGACGATTACTATAAGGAAGAGGTTTCTGATTTTGGAAAATATATCAGTGCTCTTAAAGAGGACTCTATTCCTCCTGCTACTTTAGGTATCACACCTGATGCTCCGGCATTGGAACTTAACAACTTTAAGGTAGTACAAATTAACTCTCACCTGACGGCTAACGATACTTCTGATAAGATTAAGAAATTATCAGCTGATAAAATTAATGTTGAAGAGAAGATTAAAAAATTAGATGAGACTATAGTTAAAAAGAGGTCAGAGATTTCTACTAAGAAATATGAATCTAATATCCAGAAAGATAAAGATAGAAATGCTCTAAATGCTCTTATTACAGAGAGAACTAGTGAAACTAGTCTATATAATAGTATTGTAAATCAAATTCAATCTCTAGCATCTGGTAATAGTGCAACTAAAGTTTCTCCTAAATATAGAGTTAGAGGTTTTTGGGAAGTACCAAGCCCTAAAAAAGTTGCCGACACGGTTGATCAAAATATTGTAAAATTTGTTGTACAATATAGATATTTGTCAACTAGTGGAAAGGCAAGCGAAGTTACTCAACTTCCATTCACAGAAGGTACTAGACAGAAAACTGCGGTATTTTCTAATTGGAATGAAATACAAACTAAGGTCAGAGACAGATATAGAAACGCCTCTACTAGAAAGTTTGAATGGAAAGATAGTTTAGTTGAAGATGCACAGGCTGTAAACTTTAATCAGTTGGATATTTCTATCAATGAAGGAGAATTAATTGAAATTAGAGCTAAGTCTGTTTCTGAAGCAGGTTATCCTGCAAACCCAATATATTCTGATTGGTCAGAAGCAATCACTATTGATTTTCCAATAGCTGAAATAGACACAACTAATGTTGATGTGCTTATAATGACAAATGCTGCGGAAACAGCATCAGTTAAAATTTCACAGGAACTTACTTCTAAAGGAGTATTTTCACACATTAATGATTCATTTAGTGCCAATGAAAAGTATTATGCACACAGTGCAACTAGTATTGCTTCTGGATTTCTATCAGCTGAGCAAAAACCAATATCGGTTTATGATAAGATTGCAGAATTAGAAGCACAAATCGCGGGACTTAAAGACACTGTTGAAGTTGAAATAGGCGAGTTGATAGTTAAAATAATGGATGAAGACGGTACAGTAACTGTCATCAATAACGATACTAAAAATGAAATATTTGCAGGTTACTATACTGATGAGGTTGCAAGTTTAACTATTAAGAAGGGCCATATTGTCACAAAGACATTTAAACTTCTTTTGGAAAATACTAAAGCTACTAAATTAGAACTAGTTTCTAGATTAATAGGTGATAGAAATTTACCGGCATATAGATCAACTTCTACAATATCTACAATATCCTCTAATGGATTTGGTGTAAAATTAAATGACAGTGGAAATACTGACGTAGACAATAAGGTTAGTTCTGATAATTATTATACATCTGAAGGTAAATATGATTTAGTGCCTATTCAATACCAAAATATTGATAATACATCTATATCGTCATATGACTTATTGGCAGAGGCGCCATATCAATCAGCACAAAGACGTGGTCAATTTGTATATTCTAGATTTATGGATATAGCAAATCAAAACCCGCTATACACTACTGAATCACTATTGGACACAACTGGTGGCGGTAACAGTTTTATTAATTACGAATACAGTTTAAATTACGCGGATTTTCAAGGAACAGATTCTGTAACCCTAGAGAGTGTCACTGGTGATGGAGATTCAGTTGATTTTATATGGACTGGAACATTCGGCAGATCAAGCCTTGGAGTTTCGGCTAATGCCGACATATCTAGTGACTTTAGTTCGTCTAAAGTTGACGTATGTAGTATTGGTACTATAGGAGCTGCAAATTATAATAATGGTTTGTTTCTTCATAAGGACCACCCAGATTTAGAAAATCTATATCAGGATTTACAAGATAACGGCTCGTCCAATAATGCAAATGTAACTGTTGCTGAACAACAAACCAATATTCAAACCTTAGTAAATAACGCTCTATATACTATGCCAATACCATCTACGTATGCTACTGGAACTTCATATGTATATAGTGGTTTAGCAATAGGTTCTTCATTCTCACCTTCTGCTGTAAACGCTAATAAGGCAACCAAACAATTAGCGTTTCAGAAAACTTCAAATTTAATTACTGAAGGAGATAGAACCTTCAAAATGTCATTCGACGCAAATGATCAATATCTTTTAGGTGGAAGATCATGTGGTGCGTTCTTATTCTTATCGCCTATTAATTTAAATACATTAAAAGTCGGGGGTGATACACGTCAAAGTAGAAAAAATATAAAAAAGAAAGTTGGTAATTTAGATAGCTCTAGTGCACTTTCAGTAGATATTGTTTTCCAGTACAGGATGACAGATTACTTTGGAAATGATTCCGATTCTGATATAGGTAGAGTTGGGGGACAAGCTAAATTAAGATTTCCTAATTTAACATATACCAAGAAGATAGGATTAGACATTTTTGATAAGTATGACCAACAATTCTCATTTGATTTAGAGGTATTTGCTAAATACAGCCCAAGAGGTAAAAACTTAAACTCTATCAGAGCTGCAAAATTGACTAGATTCGGTAACTAATTAAATCTTGATATATATAAAACAGATAATAGAACTGTCTATATAAAAAGATTTAAATAAATGGCCGTAACATCGATTTTACTTAAAACCAACGGAGAGACAACGAGCGCACTATCATGCTCAAACACTTCTGTTGGTACACGCACATTAGATTATGATGATGCAAATCCAATCACTATTGGTGTAACGATATTATATGAAACGTTTGACACTGTTCATTTTATAGGCGGAGACCTATGGTACGTACTGGATAGTGGAACAAAAACATATCAAATAAATAATAGCGGTGTGGTGATTGACATATCATCATGTTTGCCACCGACTGCAACACCAGTTCCGACTGCAACGCCAGTTCCGACTGCAACGCCAGTTCCGACTGCAACGCCAGTTCCGACTGCAACACCAGGTCCGACTGCAACACCAGATATATTGGCTCCAATAATATTGATTACAGGGCAAAATCCTTATCAAATTGAAGTCTCCTCTACATATAATGATGCCGGCGCTACTGCTGATGGTGGAGAAACAGTTACTTCTACTGGAACTGTTGATACCTCAACAGTTGGAGTGTATACTATTACTTACTCAGCTACTGATGCTGCTAATAATACAGGAACTGCTAATAGAACAGTGAATGTAGTTGACACTACTATTCCAGTAATTACCTTATCAGGTGCTAATCCCCTAAACATTAATGTTAATAGTGCATATGTTGATCCTGGATATACTGCAACTGATAACTATGACGGTGATATTACAAGCACCGTAAGCATTAGTGGAGACACAGTAGATGTCAGTACAGTGGGTGTATACACAATTACTTACAATGTAACTGATGCAGCAACAAATCCAGCTGTTCCAAAAACTAGAACTGTAAATGTAAACGACACTTCAGCTCCAGTTCCAGACGACGCAACATATGATGTTGCATGGAATAGTTTTAAAAACATCATGTTAACTGCAACTGATAATGTAGACTTAAGCGGGGATTTAACATATACTATAGAAACTAATCCCAGTAAAGGTACTTTATCTACGCTCAGTGGTAATACAATTACATACACACATACTGACACTGTATACGGCTCGGATTCTTTTACTTTTAAAGCTACAGATTCAGAAAACAACGTTTCAAACATTGGTACTATTACATTAAATCCATTAAACAGTGCACCTGTAATAACTGGACCCAATATAGTTACTTTATTGCAAACAGAAATAGCAAGCTTTTCTATTGGAATCTCTGATAGCGATAGCGATGCTGTAAATATTGTAGAAATAACTGCAGTTGCAAATGGTACGATATCTACAACGACGACTACATCAGGGTTAGAGGTAACATATACACCTAATGTTGGACATTCTGGCGGTGATCAATGGATTATCAAAGGAGAAGATTCTAAAGGTGAAAGCTCAAACACATTAACGATTAATTTTGCTATTGAAGCGGTTCCTTATTTCGAAATGAATGCAGGCTCTTATGGAAGTGACGAAAGTGAATTATGTCTTGCAGATACACCCTTTATATTATATGGTAAAACTTTACAGGCTAACAATGCAGTAGGCTTGGCGGTTGGAAATACATTATATCAAGATAATAATTTGACGAATCCATTAACATGGACCGGAAGCGGGGATAATTCATTCCCTGTTTCAGATACAAGTGGAAAGCGTATACTTACTATTGATACCAATGGTTTAATCACAGCAATAGCTGATTCATGTGGGGACGATGTTGATTCAACATCAACTGACGTCAAATATGCAACAAATGCCATAGCATTTTGCGAAGGAGATACAGAGAACACTAGTGTATGGTATAACGGAACAGCCGAACAAACACTAGCAGAACTGGTTGCTGCAGGAATACCTCTTTTTATCGACAAGTATTCTTCTGATTTATACACCCTAACAGAAGGCGCCACATTGCAAGGTGTTATAGATAGTGGAATTTATAGTGGAATTAACGAAAATATTCGATATTATAAGAGATCTACTGTAAACAATTGGGGTGCAACTGGTGATGTTGTAGATCCATATTTATGGAAATGTGAAGAACCAGTGGTTAATACGGTTCATGAATTAACATCAATATACAAATCAAATTTAACCGATCCTGGTATAAATGAATTTTGTCAAGCGACACAGTCGGTTGTAAGTTTGTTTTATGTTTTACCAGAAGGTGTTAATCCATATACTAATCTTATATCATTAGCTCAATCTAACACGTTAGTTTATATGTCATATGACGGTGCACTAGGTGAAGATCCAATTGATTTATTTGAATCTAATGTATTTTCAACCACCAGCAACACTGACGTGAATACTGAGTATTTAATTTGGGAAAATACTGGAGACGGTATAAATTTAAAATGGTTAGGATATGATAATAACGGGCTCGTTGCTTTTGGTAATCAAATCACGGTAACTGGTAAATGTTCGAGTTACGAAAAACCAGCATTAACTTCAGTCTCAAGGAGTAATATTGATGGAACTGAATTTTCTAACAACTCAGTATTCTATGCATTTTATTCATGCGATCCTGAAATAGAAGGTCCGGAATTAGGTAATGAAACAGAAACATTATTTTGGCCAATATATGTCATAGACAGCTTACACCTGGATTCTTCTGGAGATACAGGTAGTTATATAAAAGATTTTATAGATACTTTATCATTCGACAATGTGATAAAGACCAGTGACTTTGGAAGTTGTTTAGAGTACGCGTTTAAAATAGTAGCAGAAGATTTAGACGATGCTATTTCAATATTAAATAAAGACTTTGAGCTTACTTCAAAACAAAGGACAGTGGTTTCAAGTGGCACAAGAATAGGTTTAGGTAGTGAAAGCACAGTAAATGTTTATGAAAATTCAGAATCAAGTGAGTGTGTTTCAGGTGTTACGTCTAATATTTTAAATACGTACACATTCCCAATAGTTCCTAACTATGACAATATTAACGCTAGACCTAACTTTAATACTCAAACAAATTATAAATTAGATCACGTAGCTAAGCCTTTGGTGAGAACCAATCCTAAACTTTCAGGTAATATAAAAATAGTAACTGATTCAAATGATACGGTTTATTTAGAAAGTATTAGTGCAAATGCAGAACTATCTTCTATAAAATATAAAAAGTATCCTATTAATCCAAATGGTTTTTATTCAACTGATGTTGCAAAATTCTTTAAATCAACAAGTACACCTTCTGATTTAATTTATTTAACCAAAAGAGCTAATTCTGATTTAACGATCTTAAATTCATATGACAAACAAATAGAAGAAGAGTATCAATATGGTACCACTTATAATTATTCAAAAAATTATACAGAGGGTTATAGAATGTTTGCACCTATATGGGCAGATAATAACATGCCAAGTAATTTTGTTATATTTAGAGTTAAAAATCCAACAGATGCTGATTCAACAAACACGTCTAATTTTGATAGAATTGATGACATGCTCAGTAATGCAGAGATAATTAAAACGTTTGATTTATCTAAATCTTCTAATTTAGGTAAGTATATTAGATCACATGTACAACAAGAGACATTCCCTAAATCGCCTATTACAGTTTCATTTGATAAAGGCGAGACGACTAATTACAATGGTATTGATATTAAATCTGGTGAAATTACAAGTAAAGGTGAATACATTTTTAAGGATTTCGTCGAGACTGACAAGCCCTTAATTGAAGCCAATGATTTTATCACTGATGGTTTTAGAAGAAATGACATGCTATGTGCAAATCTATTAAACTTAGAATTTTTATTCGATGACGCGGATGCTGCCGATTATGAGGTAAACAGATATTTTGGACTATATGTTGATGCTATAGATTCTGGTAATGGAGAAATAAACTCTATAAATAATAACATTGTTAAATTTAGTAAGGTAAATTCTTTGGTAAACCCCGAAGATCCTAATACTGCCATACCTAGTCATAAACAAATGTCAACTACACCTACTCTTGGTTATGTTAAAATAAACGATATTTTTTATAAGATTTCTAATTCGGGATTATATGATCCTGTTAAATTAGAGGTTAAAATAGACACATCTTCTGATGTTGTTGAAAAATCTATTGGAATTTCACATGTTGGCAGATCTGTTAATTTAACAGAAAATAATGAAAGAGGATATGATTTTGTTAAAATGTCTATTATTGATACACCTGAAACCGGTGATAAAATAGCGGCAATTGAATCTAGAGAAGAATCCTATGAATTTACTTTTATAAAGCATACTCCTGGAGAAATAATCAACATAAACATAGAAGATTCAACCGGAACATATTTGTTTAGTTTTAGTACAGCCTCTTTATTTCATGGAACCAATGTTTCAACAGAACAAAACATGAAAGTTTCATTTGCTGCACTACCGATAGGATTAAACTCTTACCTGGACTTGTCGGTTAATCCTATCACTAAGTCCTTTGTTATAACTGAAAATAAAACCAATTTAGGCGATTTAAATATGTCTATTTCTGGAGCTTTAAGTTCTATTATTAGAATAGATCAACTACAAACTAACGTTGAAATTCAAAATGCAACGTACGTTGCTATATACAATTTACCTAAAGGAACTTATAATGGCAGATTTTTCTCCAATCAAGGTAGCTTTGGCGATGTAGCTTCAGCGCTTTCAGCAGCAATAAATGATGATAAAGACTCGTCGCTAGAATCTTATAACATCGGAGCTGATCTTTGGGTGAAATCTAAAGTGCCGGGTTATAGATTATTACAACATACTGTATTAGTAAATAAAGAGAATGTTGTTGATTTTATAAATGTTAGAAATTTAGATCTAAGTAACATACTAAAACTTAGAAGTGGCGATGACACTGTACTTTCACAATGGTATGCACATTATCTAAATGGTGGTAATTCAACCGGGAAATCAATATTTGTTGATAACACAACTCTTAGTGAAATTTCTATTGGTGATTATCTAGAAACTAGACTAGACAGTGTATACAATAGAGTATTAGACATAGTTGAAGATATTACTGTACCTAATTCTATTAATTCTAAATTAATTTTAAAATTAAAATCTGATTTAAATGAAGGTGAGAATAGAGTATTTAACGAGAATGTAGTAGACATTGGTTTGTTTTCTGCATACAATGTGTATGACATGAACTTTGATTTCTATGACGAAACTAATTCTAAATTAAAAGAATTAGAATATGAAGTTAGAGATAATATTCAATATGAGCCTTATGAAAATGCATTGTCAGAAATTGATCCTATTACTGGAGAGTTTAACACTATATTATCGGCTAATGATATTTTTAACGATGACTTCGCGCTTGAACCAATAAATTATTTTTCTAATCTTTCAGGTATTTTAAGTGAAGAGTCTATTGATGAGACCTTATCTGAAAATATTACTAGTGAATTCGATAGATTAAAAGAAAATCAACTTAAAGAATTTTCTACTAATTCAAGAATTGTACCTAATATTAATAAGTGGGTGCTAAAAGATTCGTTAACTGTCAGAGATCAGCCGTATTATTTAAATACAAACGAGGCATTTGGTAGAACTAACTTTTCACCTGATATTAGTGTAACGGGAAGAAGCAAGGACGACATGTCGCATGAATGGTTTTATATGGATAAAAAACCAAAGTATTTAAAATACAATGAATTAAATGATACGTTCTCATACGTAAACTTCATTGAGGATTTTGATCTAACTCCTGATTTATTTAAGAGTACCAAGAACAATTACTTTGATAAGTTTATGATTACTGAAGGTTTTGAAAAGAATTTGAATCAAGAAGACTTAGTGGACATCTCTGATAAATTCCGAGAGTTTACTGGAGAATATTTAAACCAAGATGATATTAATAATACATTCTTTAAAACAGAATTAAAGAAAAAGTATACATTAATTGATGGCGGTAGTAGTGACTCCTTTGCTAATACTATATTCAAGGGTTTAAAAGTTACTTTAAAAAATAGAAAGGAGTTTGTTAATAAAACTGCACTAGATTTTGTTGGTAGCTCAGAGTTTAATGGTTATAAATTTAGTATTTTACTAAAAACAAAAACGGATGTTTCATCTAATGATTTAGATTTTGAAGTTATTCAAAATAAGAAGTATAAATTTGTAATATTTTTTATTACATTAGATTTAAGTGACTATTGGGTAAAAGATAATATGAATAGAAAACTATTATATGAAATGAATCATAAAATAGTATATGATCAATCAAGAGAAGACTACATATATGCCAATACTGAGTTTGACGGGGCATTGGATTGGAGCGCAATTGACACTTCAGATGGCGCGCCATTTGAGTTAAACGGTATTAGTCATTTTGACGGTAGTCAACCAAATTTCTTGAATCAAATATTATTAGGTGCAAATGGACTATATGGTGACGTAATAATGGACCTTTATCCTAATACGCCGGGTAATACTTTATATAAATTTAAAATATTCGGTGTTGAGGGTGATAATTTGTTAAAAATACAATCACTTCCAGTAAATGTATCTGATCCTAATGATATACTAGACATTGCGTATTTACCTAATTACATTCAAAGAAAAATAAAGTATTACGTAAGTGACGGTGGTACTAATGTCCACAAAAACATATTGGAAAAACTTTCTATTAATGAAGTATCGAATATGGTTAATCTAAATGATGATAGTATTACATACACCACAGTACAAGAGGATGGAACAATTAATAATAGTAGATTTACTATTAATTTTGAAGACGGTAGCGAAATTATAAAATATGCTACATTATCAGTGGAAGAGGACAACGATAAACCTAAGAGTTTTAAACTGTTTAAAGGTATTATTGGATATAACTTAGTCAGAGACAAAGATGCTTCCTATTATCCGTTTCTGATTAGACATGGAGGAAATTATACGGTAGATTTTAAACCTGTTATTACGTTCACTGACATGTACACTCATTTTAAATCAAATAGGGTTCAATCTACTGCCGATGCAAGAGAGATTGGATTTGAATCAGAAATATACAAACACTCTTTGTCAAATGCATATGAATTACAGACCGCTAAATCATATTATGAAAGATACAATAGATGTGGAACTACATTCAATGTAGGCTTGATACATGATGACGGATCACATGATAGAAATTGGGGTATTATAAAAAATCATTTCTATCACAAGGTAAATGAAATAAACCCACAAGGTGTCACTAAATTATCGGAATCTTCAGATAAATTACCATTATATCCACTGATTGATGAGATTGCAATTTCTAAGAAAGATGTCAATGTGTTTAGATCTTCTTGGGACGCTGGTTATTATACTAGATCATTTTCTGGTGGAAAATCAGAAGAGATTCCTGGAACATTAGATAACACTGAAGAAAGATCTTACTTTGCATCTAGTATGATGAAAGTAAAGAACGAATATGATGTAACATCGTTTACATATGAAAATGTTAAAAGTCAAGAAGATTTAGACGATATACTTAGAAACTCTATTAATAGTGCTGAAGTAATATTCTTTGAAGATAAGACTCAAATTGTTGCAGATTTCTATATTGCTGATGCTACTACTAGATTGTTAAGAAATGATGGAGTATTAGATAGAATTAAAAAGTATGTAAGTGCTGAAGATTCTGCAGGTGATAAGACTACTTTGATAGATGATGCTGATTTTTATATAAATAAAAATATTATTGAGAAATTCGTAGTAGATTCTATATCTCTTTACACTAAGAGATTCAAGGGACGTTCTTCGTCTATAATAGATGTTGAAAACTCAGATAATATTGGTGATGGAGGATTTTCCCCTGACAATAATTTTATATTTAAATCACATAAACAAAAGCCTATGAATTTTAGGTTGATATATAATAAAAGATTAGGATATTCTTACGACATTAAACCTATGATAAAAATAAAGTCATAAAATGGCAATTAACATTCAAGAGATATTACACCCGAGCGATTCAGACTCTATAAAGTTTGAGAAGATTAATTACAATTTCGATCAGATTTTAGCAAATGGTGGTGGACCAATTGGACCAAAGGGCCAAAAAGGTGACCAAGGTTTAGTTGGATCTACTGGGCAAAAAGGTGATAAAGGTGATAAAGGTGATACTGGTCTTCAAGGAGAATCAGGAGCCAGCGATAGCCCGTGGTACAAAGTAGAAATAGATGGAAACAATGATGGAAACAATGAAATCACTATTCTAAAACCAAAAAGAGGCACAGATTTAAACATACCTATCATATGGTTGGGTGATGATACTTTCACTGAAGATGTGAACAACGGAGAAGTTGATACCAATGCTAGATTAACTATAGCCAAAGACAATATCTTTGAAAACTATATAAAATTACACCACGCAAGTGATAAGGGTTTAGTTTTAACCAGTAGCGAAGAAGCTGGATTTTCTAAGTTTAATTTTCAGAACGCATTCGGTAGTACATCATTAGAATTTGGAATTACTACTGACAAAATAACATTTTATGCTAATACTGCGCCATTCACTGTGCATGGTTCCGGTATTAATTTAAAATCATTAGGATCAACTAATATTAAATTAGAAACTGGAGGTACCGGTATATTAGATGTAGATATTAATGCAGACTTTAAAGGTTATTTAAAATTACCTACAGGTACAACAGGTCAAAGGCCTACTACACCTCAAGTAGGTATGATTAGATTTAATACAAACTTGGACATAGTAGAATCATATTATGATAATGGTGGTTCTCCAATATGGAGAGAACTATGTACTGATTGTGGAAGTGCAGTTGCAGATAGTATTGGAATTATAGGAGGAATCATTGATGCAAATGCAGATGGTTCACCAAGAAATAATACTATAAGTATTTCTGGTGGAAATATCGATGCAATCGCAGATGGAAGTCCAGTATCTAATGCTACTATAACTAGAACCGGTAGTGCAAATACAAATGTGGTATATAACTCTCCACAGACTGTATATTTATTATATAGTATAACACCAACGAGTGTTGATCCAGGCCCTAACGATACTACTGTAAGTGATACTGGTTTAACAATTACAAATGAGCCTAGCAATAATAGATTAAAAGTAATTACATCAACCAGGGCTGTTGGTTTAGCATGGACTATAACTGTTAAACACCCAGATGATGCGTCTAAAACAATATCTTGGACTATTACACCGATATCTGCAAATTCACCAACTCCAACACCTACTTCAGGCAGTGGAGCAGGACCGACTGCAACTCCGGTTCCACCGACACCAACACCTACTTCAGGTAGTGGAAGTGGAAGTGGACCAACACCAACGTTTACGTTCGCAACTAATACAACATCTGGTAATAGATTTATATTTGCGCCTCTATCAAGTTATACTGACGTGGCTTATACTATCATAGGAGATGGTATTTCAAGTCCAGCTACACCTAGTAATTTTTCAACTACTGGAGTTAGTGGAACAAATCAATCTGGACCGACTGGATCAAACGATAATATTACGTTTACTGGAGTTTATAGGTTTACAAAAAATATGTCACCTGTTAGTGATTTGAATGTTAATTGTACAGTCGATGCGACATACAACACATCTGACACATGGTATTGTACTCTTGAATCCGGTTCAGTAAAATAAAAAGAATATATAAATAAACACAAACAATAAAATGGCAGCAAACGATTATACAAGAACGGTCAATATTACACCACTAAGCACTGCTTATTCGTGGGATACACCTCCATCATGGATAACTATCACACAAGTTGGCAGTTCTAATGATTGGACAATCACATTAGCATCTAATTCTGGGGCAGCAAGAAACGCAACGCTTACAGTTAGACATGCCAATACAACAACCATTGATACTATTACGGTTAGTCAATTAGGAGGAGTGGTTGCAAATCCTACTGCAACACCGGTCCCACCGACGCCAACACCTACTTCAGGAAGTGGAGCAGGACCGACTGCAACACCAGTCCAACCGACTGCAACACCACAACCAACACCAACGTTTACATTCGCAACTAATACAACATCTAATAATAGATTTATATTTACTACTGCGATACAAACCGCTGATGTGTATTATACTATTCAAGGTGATGGTGAATCAAGTCCAGTTACTCCTTCAAATTTTTCAACTTCTGGAATTAGTGGAACAAATGTATCTGGACCTACTGTAACAAACAACAACGATGTGTTTACTGGAGTTTATAGGTTTACAAAAACTTTTTCGCCAATTAATACCATGAATATTAATTGTACAGTTACTGCACCACCTAACACGTTTGATACATGGTATTGTACTCTTGAAACAGGTATTCCAAACAACCCAACTGCGACGCCATTACCAACACTGTTTCCAACGGCGACACCATACGTTTCCGGAGGAGGAGGAAGCGGAGGCGGATGTCACGTATCTGGAGAATTAATTACATTAGCTGATGGTCAAACTAAATTGGTTGAAGACATAATAATAGGTGATATCTTGTTGTCTATTGATTTTGAAGGACTCAACATAAGCGGAGAATACAATGATTGGAAGAAAACTGAGGAGACATTAGTATCTGAATATACTAGTACTGTTGTTACTAACGTTACTATTTTGGACTTCTTTAGATATTTTAATATAAATGCTGGCTTACTAAAAATTACAGAGGAGCATCCTGTTCTAATAAAAGATAATTTAGGTGATATTTACTTTAAACAAGTAAAAGACATTGTTGTAAACGATAGTTTATTAAATGAAAATAATGTATGGATAAAAATAGATTCTGTAGAATTAGTAACAGTACCTGAGAAGTTTACGACGTATGCACTAGATGTTGAAGAATCTGATGTGTATTTTGCAAATAATATAGTTGTACACAATGTTGAATCTTTTGAAAAAGAATTACCCCTTTAATATACAGAACTTAAAATTAAAATCAGAAATTGAATATATTTAAAAAAATAACATCTAATAAGAACGCCCTCACATTTGTGCTGGGTGCTCTTTTTGTTTTATTGTTTTTAAGGCAATGTGATCAAGTTTCTTCTTTAAAACAGGATGTTAAATATGCTAAAGAAGATGCAAACATTTCTTTAAACAATTTAAAAGCATCACAGGACTCTATTAACATTATTATAAGCAAAAATGGAGATCAGTTAGCACAGATAAGATCATATGAAGTAGATTTATCTATTAAGAATAATGATCTTGTTAAAATGACAAACAAATACAAAGATGCATTAAACTTGAACGACGACTTAAGTAATGTAAATTCTTTAATCTCTGCTGAATTAGAAATAAAAGATAGTTTAATAGCTAATGCAAGCGTAACTCAAATAGATTCAACTACAGCTGAAGTTAAATATAATTCATTTTTGGATTATGGTAATGGTAATAGCAGAACATTATTTGGTACATCTACTTTAAAATATGATTTTGGTAAATTCAATGTACTAGATAGTAAATTTGAATTATCTCAGACACTGAGCCTGATGGCTGCAATAGAAAATGTTGACGGAGCAGATAGAATTAAATTAAGTACTAGTTATCCTGGAATAAAGATAACAGATATTGAAAATATAAATTTAATAAACACTCGATTAAATAGAAAGATAGAAAAGAAAGCTGGATGGTCTATTGGAATTGGTGTTGGTTATGGAATAAACTTAAATAATAATCAAGTAATTAGCACTGGTCCTTCAATTGGAATAGGTCTATTTTATTCACCTAAATGGTTGAGATTTTAAAATAATATAAATAAATGGCACAATCATCAAGATATTTTTATTTAGACTCTGATATTTTATTAGAGTTCATTTACCACGACCAAGGAAATCCTTCTAAGTATCAGATAGAAGTCGATGACAATGGGAGTGAGGTAAAATTCTTAGACACTATTAAGGGTGACTATACACAAGAGAGACACTTGATTAATGAATTAGGAAGCGCAGTTGTTAATTTTGACGTAGCAGAAATTAGTGGATACTTATCGGTTGAAAACTTTGCGGCAAGAACTCTTCTTTTACAGAATGGTAAAACTTATAAATTTAATTTAAGTCAATTAACTAACCCTAATCTTTTTAGCATCAGTGGATCTTTGGGAATTTACTCATATTCTGATACTACTAAGATTGCACAATTTACACCTAATCAAAACGGAATTATTGAGTATTCATGTGAAGGCCTTATTGGTGGTAAAATTATAGTTGATACTAGAGCTAATCCATTATTTGCAAACCCTGACGAAAACACAGGTAATGATATTAATCAAACCATTGGTAGATATCACGCCGTACAATCAGATGATTCTGGTACAAAATACGCACTACTTGGATACGATTCTACTGGTGATTATGACATGTTTAATTATGTTAATAATAATGTAGATTGGAAAGGTGGTAACGAAACAGATTTATTGAATTCACAAACTAATGCTACTTCAAATATTAATTATATTAAATATGATAGTATTAGATTACACTTAAGGAGTGGATATAGTTTTGCTGGAAGAGGGTATGAAGGATTCTTATTTCAGATAAAGGCTAGAAGAAATAACGGTGTAAGAAACAACTTAACGCAATTAGTATATTTAAATACTAGTAACTATGAGTATGCTAATCCTAAACCATTTGTATTAGGTGAATCTTTATGGAGTAAATTTATTGATTTAAAGGTACCAACACTAGTTGAACAGAATGAAGAGTTTAATGATTTATTTTATGGAGATGGTACTCTAGGTTCTAGTGATCTAGATATAACTTCTAATTATGAACTTTCGTTTAAACTCATTGATAGATTAGAAACATTTAACGGATATGATTACTTTATCACTGGTGAAGAAAATAAGTTTACAGTTTCTAGAGAAGATGAGTATCAGGATTTTACAGTGGTAGTTGAAGATGCTGAAGATGGAGATTATTTTAAAATATATGGAGAAAAAGACAATTCTATAGGGGCATTTGAAGGTTATATCTTAAATCAAATAAGTGCAACTTCTGATGATATTGTTGTTATGTTCGATGTAGATATTTTTGAAACATTAGGTGTTGCAGAAATTAAAACATTCCAAACATCATATACACAATATGAAGATTTTAATACACCTATAGTATTTAGACCTGTTATTATTAATAGTAACATAGCATCTAGTTTTTCAATAGATGTGACTATGCGTATTTGGAATCAAACTGATAATACGCAAATAGTGAAACGTGCAAGTTTATCTATTAATCAAGCCGCAAAATATGGTAAGAGATTAAATAAACTTAAAATTAATTCACCTAATCAACTAACTGAAGTTTACAATGTTTTACCTCAACTAGCATCTAATAAAATAATAGAAGGTATCTTTACAGACAATTTACCTAAGAGTATAAAGTATGTGCCAACATTTGTTGAAAGACATAATGTAATTGCTTCAAAGGCTAATATTACATTTGATTCTTCTAATGAAAACATTATGACTCAAAGTATTACTGAAGTTGATACTTCTGAATTTAAGACCGAAGGTAAATTATCTATTGATATACCACCTTTTACTTCTTATTATAAATTTGTAGTAGCTAAGAAAAAAGGAGATGATGTTGAATTAGTTTCTTTTGTAAATGCAGAAAATGTTATTTTAACATTTGGAGATGGTAAACAGAAATTGAAGTTTAATCATATCTCTAATAAAGATATTAATATGGGAGAAGGTGAAGTACTTTTTAAAATAAGTGAAGCTAATGCCAATACTATAAGAGGTATGAAAAATAACAAATTTTATATTAGTGTTAATAATGGCATTGATGAGAACATGATTCTGTCTGGTAAATTTAAAAAATAAACATGGTTTTAAATAGTAGAAATAATGCATTTGATTTTAGGTTTCCTAGAAAATTTGTTCCTCAAGAAGTTGCAGACAAATATAAGAAATATCTAAACAAAGTTCCAGGTAACTTATTGTCAGATCCTGTAGATTTTGTTAATTACAGTATTCAGGGTATTAATATACCTGGAGTTTCTTTTAATCCACTTACACAAGAGGATAATGACGGAACTACTAGATATCATAGAGGTGCTATTCCTATACAAAATGCAATCAACCGAGAGTTTACAGTAACTATGCAACTATTAGATGGTTTTATAAACTATTGGATCATGATGGATACTTTGTTATGGTATTATGCAAGATCCACTAAACAAGCATATATAGATCCATTAACTTTAAGGATTTTAGATTCTGAAGGTGCGTCAGTTGCCTACATGGAATTTACTGATTGTATCATGAATTCTATTAATGAATTAAGTTTAAACTTTGCAGAGAATGTGTCGTCATTTAATACATTTGAAGTAACCTTCTTTTATAATAAGTTAAATTTAAGATTAGAAGTAGAATAATAAAGATATATAATAAAGAAAGCCATATAACATATGAAAACATTTAACAAATACATAGTAGAAAATTCTATTACCGAGGAAGACGTAAAACTAGTGAGCGAAGGTTTACAAGAAGAATGGACTCCTGAATTAGAAGCAAGAATCGACGAAGCACTAGCTCAGTTTGAAGCTGAATATATGCAAGAAGATGGAACATATGATTTAGATAAGCTAAATGAAGAAATGACTAATGAAGGTTTCTTTGGTTCTATTATAGGTGGTCTTACTGGTTTTGCATTAGGTAAATCAGTTGGTAAAATGATTGCTAAGGTTTTAGGTATTCAAAAGGGTATCTTTTATGATTTATTAACTTCACGTTTAGTAGGTGCTGCATTAGGTGCTACTATGGGTAAAAGATTATAAATGAATTACTTAGCAGTAGATTTTTCTTTAAACTCCCCTGGAATTTGTATCTTTAATGATAAACGAAAAGATTATCATTTTATAAGTTACATAAAACCAAAAACAGGTACTAAGGCTGAACAGAAACTACAAGAGGAACTATCTTTATTAAAGGATGTTACTTTAGTTAGCCAACCTGACTTTACAAATAATGAATCTTTTTCAAGTGCAGAACTTCTTAAGATTAAGAGATATGATAAGATGGCAGATGATATAATCAATCTAGTCTTACAGAATTCTTTTGATGGTGATGGTTTTACAATAGCATTTGAAGGCACATCTTATGGTTCTAAAATGGGAACTAACAATATGATAGATATGGCCGCAGGTGCCGCTATCTTAAAACTTAAACTTCTCAAGACTCTTAATCCTGAAGATATTCTAACTGTGGCTCCAACCACTATTAAGAAATTTGTAAAAAAAGGTAACATGAAGAAACTTGAAATGTGGGATTGTTTTCTAGAAAATGAATACCTTAAGAAGTCTCCATTATTAAAGTACTCTCAGAATATTGTTGGTGGTAATTTAACTAAAATACCCAAACCAATGGATGATTTAGTAGATGCTTTTTATTTAGTAGTCTTAATGCATACTGAATTATGCATTGGTTGCGGCAGTAAAGAAGATGTATAAGATATATGCAATACCACTTTACATACAGAATTACCAACATTGAATTAAATAAGCACTACTATGGTGTTAGAAGTTCAAAAATAGAACCATCTAAGGATTTAGGTATTAAGTATTTTTCAAGTTCATGTGATTCAAATTTTATAAAAGACCAGAAGAACAACCCTCATTTGTATAAATATATTATAGTAAGTGTATTTAAAACAAGAAAGGAAGCGATAGATCAAGAAATTGTGTTACATGATAAATTCAATGTAGCAATAAATGAAAATTTCTATAATAGAGCAAAGGCAACATTAACATCATTTGATTGTACAGGTACTAAAAGAAATGATACTTCTAAATTGAAGATGTCTAATAGTAGAATTGGTAAAGAACCTTGGAATAAAGGAATTATTGATTGTTATAAGCCCGAAGTAATAAAGGCTATGAGTGATGCTAAGTTAGGAACTGAACCTATTAATAAAGGTAAAAAAGGTTTATGGAAACCTAACGAAGAACAAATAGCTAAATCATCTCAATCTATGAGAGGTAAGAAACATACCAAAGAAACTCTTGCTAAATTGTCTAAACCTCGAGGACCTCAGCCTAATATGAAAAAACCTAAAGCTAAGGTAACTTGTCCGCATTGTAATAAGATTGGTGGAGTTGGTTCAATGGGTAGATGGCATTTTGATAATTGTTTTAGGAAAACCAAATTTGGTGACGAAGCCCAAATCTTAGCTACAACCCTTAGAATACCTTAACATTTAAGGTTGCATACGTTGCAAACCTCCAAGCTAATCTATCTTTGGCTTAAAGACATTATTTATATGCAAGTTGCGTAAAACTGTTTCATATTATTTTAAAAAAAATAAAAAATAAGCCCAGATGAAACAAAAGAGAACTACTATATATAATAGGTATAATAACAAAAGTACAAATTAAATGTTAGTTACAACAGATTACCTTCGTTTATTAGGCATCCTACAAAAAATGGTGATAGCGAACCAGCTTACTGAAAAGCAAGCGTCAGAGTTACTTCACAAATCAGGACTGATTAAGTTAGAGGAGAATAAATGGAAGGAACCGTCTGGAGCTATCTTAACAATTAATTGAAACTATTTATTATTATACAATATAAAGAAACGAAAGAACATTAAAGTAATTTCAAGGTAAACAATTTAACAATTTAACAAACTAAACAATTTTAAAGACATGAGCGATTCATTTGACATTTTTAACTTGGGCGTAGAAGACGTAGAAACACACCAAGTACAAACAAGTAGTTCTTCTAACGAGATCTACAAACCAACAGCAGACGATGGTAAAGACGGAACTTACAAAGCACTAATACGTTTTGTACCTAATCCAGAAAACCCTCGTAATTCCCTAATCCAAAAATACGTACACTGGTTAACTAATTCTAGTGGTGATGGTAAATTGGTAGATTCTCCAGCAACAATCGGAGAAAAGTGTCCAATTGCAGATGTATTTTGGAGGTTGCGTAAATCAGATTCAGCAGTAGACCGTAAGTCTTCTGAGAAACTTAAAAGACGCCAACAATATTATTCTCTTATTAAGATCGTAAAAGATCCACAAAACCCAGAATTAGAAGGTACTTATAAAGTATTTAAATTCGGTTACAAAATCAAAGAGAAAATTGACGCAGAATTAAAGCCAGATTTTGGTGAGCCAACACAGGTATTTGACCTATTTGAAGGTAAGAACTTTGAGTTGATCATTACAAGACAAGGCGAATATAATAACTATGATAAGTCTAAATTTTCAGCAAGCCAATCAGCTATTGTTATGGGTGATTCTCCAGCAGAACGCGACAAAGAGAATATGACCTCTATCAAAGCTGAATTAGAAGCTGCTCCTTCATTGGCAGGATATGATTATCAAGCATGGGACGATTCAACAAGAACATTTGTAAATGATGTTTTAAGAATGTATCTTAATCCTGGTGATTCAATCGCTGAAATGACATCGAGTGCTCCTAAGAAAACAACTAAAACTGCAACAGCAGTGGCAGAGAAGCCAGTAGCAGCTACTTCAAATACAGAATCAACAGCAAGTGTATCATCAGATGACGATTTAGATTCTTTTTTGAATGACCTCGACATCTAATATACAACTTACTGAAGAGTTAAAGGATAAAATAAAATACGCACTTAAACAAGTCGTATCTCAAGTACATCCTGAACCTAATAAGAAACTACTAAAGGACATGCACGGGCGAATAACTTGTGCATGTCCCTATTGTGGTGATTCTCATAAAGACGATACCGCAAAACGTGGTAATATATTTTGGGACACTTTACAGTATCACTGCTATAATTGTAGTTATCATACGAACTTGTACTCTTTTCTAAAAGATCATGATGTAAAGATGAGTACTTCTGATGAATCATTCATGGTTATTGATTACATCAAACAGAATAAAATACAGGTCAATCCAGAATCTGTACTAAAGCATCAATCACTAGAACAAGTACATGATCTAGGAATTGAAATAGAAGATTTTAAAAAACACTTTAGAGCAAAGACTATAGAACCTGGAGATTGGATATGGTTTCAATTAAAGGACCGGCTTCTACATAATAGATCTGAAGATTTCCTATATTCTGACAAAGAATTTAGATTATGGATTCTTAATTTTAGTAATGATGGTAAAATCATAGGTGCACAGACACGTAGAATGAAAGGATATGGCCAAAGATACCTAACATATGATTTGCCTAAATTGTATGAAGAAATGGGCAAACCACTTGACATGTCAAACGAAGAACTAGTAAGTCTTACTAAAGTATCAACATTATTCGGTATCATGCAACTAAACTTTCAACGACCAATCACAATGTTCGAAGGACCATTAGATGCTAAATTCATGAATAACTCTTTAGCGCTAGCAACTGCCGGACGTTCCACTGATGATTTCGATGAGATCCCAACAGTTAGATACATGTTCGATAATGATACTACAGGTAAAAAAAAGATGGCAGAGAAGCTTAAGAAAGGTCGTCCAGTCTTTATGTGGTCAAAATTTCTTAAGGAAAATAAGTTAGATAAATATAATATTAAGGATCTAAATGATTTAATATTGAAGTGCTACGAGCTTAAAATCGATGCTCATAAGAAAATCGATCAGTATTTCACCACAAATCAATTAGACCTATGGTATGTTTAGAAGATATTAGTATTATGGTAGAAGATAATTTTGATGAATTTCAAAAGGATAGCGACAGGTTTAAGGGTATGAAACTTTTGATAGATTTCAAGCCATTAGATCTTAGTGTTAATTCCCCCGACATATCTTTCCCAAAACCAAAGTTTAAGAAAAGACAAATTATTTCTAAATTTATTAAGCCTAACCCGAACAAGAAATCACTATTTTAATATGAATAAAGAACAGATATTAGCGCTCGATCGTAAACTTAGTGGCCAAAGAACAGAATGGACTAATAATATAAAGAAATTAGCACAGAGTTTAAGAAATTTAAACTTAATGGAAGAAACCATTGCCGAAGTATTATCATCAAGACAATCTTTAGTAGAACAAATGTCTTATATTAATATGAAGGTTAAGGAACAAAAAGCTAAGGTAGCAATTAGATACAGAGAAGCTTATATTAGATACTATGAATACGATTACAAATTAGGAGAAAAGCAAAAAGAGAGGTTTATTGAAACTGATCTAGCAGATGAAAACATGGTACTGTCTCATTTAGAAAATCAAATAGAATTCTTTAGAGACTCGGTAAAAACCCTAGATAATATGGGATTTGCCATTCGTAATAGACTTGCATTAAAAGATCTATAACGAAGAATAAAAATGCTCTAACAATGTGGAGCTTAGTTTAACTGAAAACAAACAGTTGTTGCGTATTGATGTAGCAACAGAATTAGAATTGGAACAACTTAATATTTCTTTAAATAGAAGAATTGAGTCTTGGCGTTTTAATCCCTTAGTTAAAAAGGGACTATGGGACGGATATGTTTCATACATTAAAGATGATAAGTGGATTCCTGCCGGACTGTGGAGGGAAGTCATGGGTATATGTAAGGACTATAATTTTGAATTCAAATTAGAAGGCATAACCAATATCTTCGATACAAATATTAACCAAGAAAAATTTACACAATGGTCATTAGATTTCTTTGAGAAATCAGAAATTACACCAAGAGATTATCAAATAGAAGCAGCATTTAATATTCTAAAATTTAGAAGATGTTTAAGTGAACTTGCAACCTCAGCAGGTAAAACACTCATATCATTTTTAACAGTAGCTTATTTATTAGAAAAGCAAAAAGCAAAAAAGATATTATTTATTGTACCTAATGTATCATTAGTTGTACAGGCAAGTGAGGACTTTCTAGACTATAATTATAGGAACGCTGTAGATATTAAAGTACAACAAATATATGCTGGCCAAAAAATAAGACCTGGAAGAAACGTTGTAATAGGAACATATCAATCTCTAGTCAAAAAAGATAAAGCGTATTTTGCAGAATTTGATGCGGTAATAGTTGATGAAACACATAAAGCAAAATCAGCATCTATTAAGACAATATTACAAAAATGTTTAAATGCTGATTATAAATTTGGCTTATCAGGTACAATTCCAAAAGCAGGTACATTAGATAGATTAACTCTTATGGCATACACTGGACCATTGATTACCGAAATTAGCGCCAATTATTTACAAAACGAAGGGCACATTGCAGGGTGTAAAGTAAAAGTTATAAAAATGGATTATGCTCCACAATCAACTAAAGATGCATTCCATGAAATGTCACAGAACAGATATGAAAGCAAAGATGTTTATAAATTTGAACAAAATTATGTTATCAATTCGCCTGGCCGTCTCAACTTCATTTGCAGTATTATTTCCAGAGTACGAGGCAATGGCCTTGTTCTTTTCCACCGTATTGAACACGGTCAACGGATATATGAAAAGCTTAGACAAGAGAGCGATAAGTCGGTCTATTATGTTGATGGTGGAACCGATAAAGATATCAGAGAAGAACATAAGAAAAAGATGGAAGCGGGAGAAGAAATAGTTATTGTAGCATCATATGGTACATTTTCAACAGGTATATCAATTAAAAAAATCCACAACATATTCTTCACAGAGTCATTTAAATCAGAGGTTATCATTCGCCAATCAATAGGTAGGGGATTAAGACAACACAGTTCAAAGGATTCTGTAAATATCATAGATTTTGTAGATGATTTGAGTTCACCTGGATGGGACAACTACCTTATGCGACACTCAAAAGAGAGGCAACGTATATACAATGAACAGAAGTTTAAATTCGATATTAAAAATGTCGATTTTGAAGGAGATATATAATAAAATAATAACATATAAAAATAAAACCATATTATGCAAAAATTAAAATCTTTTGATCAATTTTCAACTGAGGTTAAAATTTCACAAACTAGACAAATAGAAGAAGACACTGTCGCAAAGAGAAGTGATTCAGCTGAATCATTTAAAAACTTACTTTCAGAATTTAAAGTTACTTCTATCAAAGAACTTACTGAAGAACAAAGAGTTGATTTCTTTACTAAATTAAGAGACACTGAAGTTAATGAAGCTGTTGAATTAATAGAAGAAGGAACAAGAGGACAAGTTGGTATTATCGATAAGAAAGGTAATATTACTTCAATTTATACCCACTATGATTCTTACCCAGAAAACGTATTACCAGTTATTAAGAAACATTATAAAAACGCAAAATCAGTTAAGGAACTAGTTGCTAAAGGAAATAGTTCAGGTATAGATGCTCTTGGTAAAATGAATTTCTATAATGATGGATCTCCAGTTATGAAAGGATCTATTGCAAATGTCAAAGGATATTTACAAGATGCTAGTGACGATGGAGGTGCTGAATTTGTTTATCTGTGGGATGAGGCAAACAAAGAATGGTTAATGTCAGATATTTATGCTAAAATGGAATTAGCTCCAGCATTTGAAAATTTATCAATTTCAGTAAACGAAGCTATCAAAGTAGAATATAAAAGAGATGCTAAAAAAGTATTAACTGTTTATAGAAACTTATTTGCTAAAAGATTAACAGATTTTGGAGCAATGTCCAATGTAGCAGTTTTAGGGTGTATTAAATACTTATTTGAAAATGCAATGGAAGATGCTAATTTCCACAGAGAAATGGTAATTTCAAAACATATTAAAGGATTTATTGGTTCATTTGAAGTTAAAATGCCAGGTTTAGGTAATTACTATATCAAAATAGGAGCTACGACAACTAAAAGAATATTAGATCAATATTATTCAGATATTGCAAATGCATCTGGATGGTCAGGAGTTGGTATTGTTGAAGGAACTGCACTTTATTTGGAAAGCATTAAACAAGAAGCAATGGGACAATCGTTAATCTCTGCATTTGATGTAGCATTTAACGAATCAGTAGTTAATGAAGCTAAGGAATTAGGACTTGGAGATAAAGGCGTAGATTATAATGACAACGTCGTAGAGATAATTGAAATTGGTAAATTTGACAAAGTAGCAAAAAGCTTTAAAAAGGAAATGAAAGCAGATGCTGAAGATTATGGATTTGAAAAAGGTGCAGGTGAATTTTACCTTACTAAAAACATTGAAACAGAAGAAGGTAACGTTGGTGATTTAGCAATATATCCAGTTAAATATGATATAACTAGTTATTGGGGATTAGATCCAGTAAAAGAGTCACTAGTTACTGAAGCTAAATTCAAAAAAGGACAATATATCAAATCTAAAAATGATAGTGATGATTTTGATGGAGATGTTTACGATAGAACTAACGACGTAGATGGATCTGAAATTCTTAAAAATTCATCATTTGAAATTTACGAAATAGGTAAAGATGAAGTTGTTCTTTGGAGTGATGCTGATGAAGTAGAATACTCTATAGATCCAGATGATCTTAAAAAACATTTTGTAAAAGAGTCAGTAGTTACTGAAGCTGAAGTTAGTTCTATTGAAGACTTTCAAGAATATGCAACAACTGTTTTACAAAAGGCATTTGGAGAAGAATTTGACAAAGAAAGAGCACAAAAAGTAATTGATGGTATTTTAGCTAAAGCTGATGGAGATTATGGTACTGCAGTTGGTATGTTAACATCTTCTTTGGGATCATAATAAAAACAAGATAAATATCTTATGAAAATATATAATAGTTTTAAAAGTTTTGTAACTGAATCACTACATGTTAATGTATATGAATCTCTTATCTTAGAAGGTGGAGCAGCAGGACATATGTCGCATCCATTTGATGAAAAGGATTTAACATTCGGAGACTTTAAAGAAATTATTGAGGCTGGACTTTCAGGAAACCTAAATTTTGAAGAGGTTGCAACTGAAAAGACAGATGGTCAAAATGTATTCGCAACAGTTCAAGACGGAGAGGTTAAATTTGCCAGAAATAAAGGTGAATTAAAGAATCCAATGGATCTTGCAACATTTAAAGAAAAGTTTGAAGGACATCCAAGTGCATTAGTACAAGATACTTTTCAATTTGCTGCAGAAGATTTAGCCGGATCCTTAAATAAATTATCCCCTAAAGATTTAGAAGTTTTTGATAACGGTAAAAACTGGATGAACATGGAGTTAATTTACTCTAAGAATCCAAATGTTATATATTATGATCGTGATGTTATTCAATTTCATGGTATAAAGAAAACTGATGGTGAAGGTAATATTATCGGAGATGATAACAAACCAGCAAGATCAATCGCGAAAGCAATGAAAGATCTTAAAGTTAATGTTGGTAAAACATTTACAGTTATCCCACCTCAGATTATTAAATTAGGAAAAGATTTAGATTTTGAAAAGAATAAAGGTAAGTTTATTAAACAAGTAGATATATTAAGAGATCGATATGGTTTAACAGACGCCGATCAAGTTTCAAGATATCATGAAATGTGGTGGAGAGAAACAATAGACACAAACTTTCCAGATCTAACACAAGATCATAAAGAGGGTTTATTATTAAGATGGGCTTATGCTGACAAGAAAACACTGAACTTAAGATCATTAGATAAAGAGTTAGGAAAAGATAAAGCATCTCTTATTAAGAAATTTGACAAAGAGGACGTTAAGAAGAAATATAAAGAAAACATTAGACCATTTGAGGATTTATTCTTGGAACTAGGTTCTATTATTCTTAAAAATGCTTCTAATTTCGTAGCTGCTAATCCAGCCGAAGAAATGCAAAGATTGCACAATCAAATAAGAACAGAAGCAGCAGGTATTAAAAAAACAGGGGGAGAAGCTCAAATTGCAAAAGTTGAAGCTGAACTTGCGAGACTTGATAGAATTGGAGGAATTGAATCTATTATACCAACAGAAGGCATTGTTTTCGTATACAAAGGAAAAACAATGAAACTAACTGGAACTTTTGCTGCAATTAATCAATTAATGGGAATTATTAAATACGGCAACTAACAATGGCATTACAAAATCTAAGAACATATTTTCAATCTACTAATATTAATGATTTCCAATCGTTAATTGATTTACCATGTGTTGTATCTGAAAAAATACAAGCATCTAGTTTTCACGTTAAGAAAACTAAAACAGGCTTTGAATACTACAAAAGTGGTTCCAAGCACCATATGGATAGAGTAGACAGGACAATGGTTAAGTATTATGAAAATGCTATTAATTATTTTGGGACTATTTTAAAAGAAATAAAAGATGACATGCCGTTGGATTGGAAGTTTGGATTCGATTATATGATTGACAACAAGACAATCGATATTGAATACGATACACTTCCTAAAAACAATTTAATATTAACACACGTACAAATATTAAATCCAAATAATACTACACAAATTAAGAAAGTAGTTAGAGATCCACAAGTATTAAATAAATGGGCAGATCAATTGGGCGTTCAGCGTCCTCCTATTGTTTTTCAGGGTAAACTACAATCTAATCAGAAAGATGATTTAATAAACCTATTACAATTATCAGATGCAGAATTCGATATAAAATTTAAAGATCAATCATTTACTAGATCTATTTACAACATATTCAATAATGGACTTAATAATCCAGCCTTAAATTCATCACTAGATAATGACATAGATGGATTAATAGTTAATTTTTACGAAGGTAAAAATCCAAAAAGTTTTAAACTAGAGCGATTTGATAGAAAACCAGCTGAAGATAGAAAACCATCTGACATGTATCAAATCTCAATACTAGATCTTGTTGAATTTATTACAGAATTTGATACATCATCGATTGTATTAAAAGAAGAAGATGCAGATCTAAGATATATTGAATTAATATCAAATTTGTTTAATGCTTATGTTGAAAAACATGCATCTAAATATATTGGCGCTAGTTTTGACTCTGCTGATTTTTCAGACAAAAAAGGATTTCAACTTAATAACTTGTTTATTAAGAATGAAAAAACAGTGTCATTGATACAAAATAAAGTTTTATCAGAATTATTTAAAATTACGCTTGGTAGTTTTAGAAAAAGAAGAAATAAAGAAACAGATATTATTAACAAGGACCTAATGTCACAGATCAATGAAATAGTTGACAACATAGAATCCTTAGTAATGGCAAAAACAAATGAAAGTGACGTCATGAATTTTAAATCATATTTATTAAATCAAAAACTACAATTTTCAGAATCACCAATAACTGAAGCACTAAAAGTAGATTACCCAGAACATGGTAAGAAATTAGTTAATATGTTTGTTGGTAGATTCCAGCCATTTACACTGGGCCATGCTAAAGTAGTTGAAACTATTCATAAGCAAAATGGACATCCAGTAGTAATCTTATTAGTAAAAGCTAAGAATAAGAAAAAAGAGGATGCATTTAAGAGACCTTATGATGAGGAGACTCAAGTTGAAATGATTAACAATCTAAAATCAAAATATCCAATTGAAGAAGTTTTTGTAATCCCCACTGGTGGTATTGACACTATGTTCAATGCAATGAGACCAAAATACGAACCAGTATTATGGGGAACTGGAAGTGATAGAATGAAAACATACGGATTTCAAGTAGATAAGCCAGAATATAGAGAAGATCTTGGCGTTAGAACTGATTTTGGATTATATGAGATTCCAAGAACTGGAAAAAACATATCTGCAACACAAGTAAGAAACGCAATGCTAGATGGTGATGAGAAACTATTTAAGAAGCTTACTCCAAAACCAATACATAATATGTATGCAGAATTAAAGTCAAAACTGGAAGACTCTATGGGAGTTGTAACAGAATCTGCTATTACAGAATTCAAAACATTTGACAACTTTATCAATAATATATAAATAAAATAAAACTAAAATGGCAAAAATATTTTACGTAAGAGAAAGATCTGGAGATTATACTCAGGTTAATTTTTTTAAAACAGAAAAAGAAGCATTAAGTTATGGCATATCTGAATGGCCAGATTTTGATATGTTCGGTGATGCAGAAGACGAAGACGATTCATATGACGTGGAAGAGGATGCATGGTGGGTTGGAGACTCAATAGACCTTAAAAAAGGAGTTTTATTTTCGTTTGAAGAAGGTATGGTTCATGTACAAGAAATGGACGAGGACTCAGCAAGAGAATATGTTAAAGACATTGGATCAGATGGCGCAGCTCTCTTCTTTGATAGTTTCAAAAAAGGTATGTACGGTTACTTAGGTAATGGTGCAGATGGAAGAGGTTACAAATGGGAATGGACAGGATCTGATATCAATGAATCTATAGAAGAAAGAAATATAATTGTTAAAAGAAAGTATACTGAAAACCATCCAGCTAAAACTGTTGGTAAAGCAGCTAAAATTAGAAATAGGGTATTAGAATCTATTAAAGATGGTAAGATTACTCGTGAAGAGTTTAATCAAATTGTTAGAGAAATGACAACAGATTCTACTAGATGGCTAAGAAGAAACTCAGGATACTTTAATGTTAACGAAGAGGGTATTTCACTTTCTAGAACAGGAAAAAGAATATTATCTTCAATTACAATAAACGAAGAACCAAAAACAACTAGATCATTATCAATGAAGATTAATGAAAAGGCATCAGCATTTAAACAAGCTAACGTTATGGCAGAAGAGATTTTTGGAGAATTTGGCATAGCCACATTGGCACATGATCAACTATCAAGAGTAATAGATATTAATAAAGCCGATAAATTATCAAAAAAATACGGTGAAGATAGTTTTATGTCACTAACAGAGTTAGATATGGAAGAACTTCTTAATAAAAACCCAAGACTAGTAAAAGAAAATAAAAACACAAATATGAAAACACAATTTATTTACGAATCATTTAGTTCATTCGTAGAATCCCTTAAAGAATCTAATAGCTCTTTAAATGAGGCATTCGGTTCACAGAAACTTGCCCAATTATTCATGAATAATGGAAAACTAGACAAACATTTAGCAAAGGCATTTTATGGTTCTACCAAAGTAGCAATGGATAAGGTACAAGATGAAGATATCATTAGTACTGATCCACAAACAGCTTACAAAGCAAAACAATCAAACACTATCGTTTTTTATATCTCTGATAATGAGAAGAATAACATGTATGCACCAGAAGATGCTGGTTATTACAATAAGACTATACCGGGTGGAGGTTATTTATTAGCAGTTACTTCTGGTGGTAATAAATTCTATGATCAAGTTTGGTCATCGAGTAGTAGATATAGTAGTAGAAAAAACAATGATAGAAATCTTAAAATAGTAGATAATAACCCAACAGATTCTATAGGTATTGGTAAAAAATACAAAGGATGGGATGCAACTGGACTTTACAACGTAAAGAGAATTGCAGAAGTTGCGGATAGAGCTATTGTTATTAATGTTGAGTTATTACAACAAAAGTATTCTACAACTAATAAAAGAGATGCTAGACAAGCTGCTAAATCAGGTGCTACTGCATTTAAGTCAGATAAAGATTTTAAAACTGAAAACAAGAACAGATACGAAACTATCTTACAGAATAAAGCCTCTAAATTACCTTTAGATAAAATGGTTGCAGATGCAATTGATGCTTTAGCTGACCAAATTAAAGTAGGTTTAGCTAAAGGTGAAAAAGGAAAATATGGAGATCTTATTATTGGAGTAACTACTAAAGGTAGAGAAGCTAAAATGAGAGATGCTTCTAATCATATGTCAAGTATATTAGACGATTATTCAAGATATGTTGATTATGTAAAATATGAAGAAGAGTCTGTTGATAAATACGGACAATCAGAATCTTGGTATGCTAAATCTATCAAAGAATATGCTAAAGCAATCAAGGACGGTGTTTCTAAAATAGAATCATTTAATTATGCTTGGTAAAGATCTTGACGAAAACATTGCCATGACCAATTTAACAGGTATGGGCCCAGTTGTTTTACCTGCAAATGGAACATTAGGTTCAGGCGATGTACCCGCAGGTGAAGGTGATGCAGAAGAAGAATATAAAAAAAGAAAACGTAAAATGAAACATCTAAAAACATTCGAAGCATTTACTTTTGATCATGAAGGAACAGATATTGTGAATCCATTTACTGATGAAACCGCAAGACAAGATGTTGATCCTAACGCATGGTATGGTAAAGATTATGCAAAATCAGATATCAAAAAGATAGTAGACGCTAGTGAAACTTTTATTGCTAAGTATACTGAATGGAAAGATATGCAACCATTAGATGTTGATGAAGACTTACATGCTAATTATGGTGATTATGTTAAACCATCGCTTGACGAATTAGCAAAAATAGTTAAGAAGCACGGATAATTGTTCGTAACTTTTATAAAATAATAAGCCAAACATTTTTTTGTTTGGCTTTTTTTTGTTATATTAGTAGTATACTAATGGAGGTTATTTACCTTCTAGATTAAATAAATACAAAATGAATAAAGAAAATTTAGAGGTATTACAGTTTATATATGATAGACTAGAGTGTGTGTATGAAGAAAACCCAAGATATGATTATATGACTGAGTTTAATAAAAT